TGATCCTTGGATCACACATGCTCATGCTTGCATGAGAATCATTGAGGGAATTGCCAATGGCACTGACCACTGATTACGATCCAGAACCTGATGGGTGTTTCACCTTCTTGGTTCTCGTCGCATTCTTCTCTTTAGCATATTGGATAGGCTAATGTCTGATGAACCAGTGCCAATGGCCTCTCGTATTGAGAGAGCCAAGGCTATGAAGAGCCTCGATAGGAAAGAGCGTAATGATTCAATTGCCTCGGCTCCTAATGTTCTCGATGGGCGTAAGTTCTTTGAACACCGTGCTACTCAAGCACGGCTCCAGCGAGAATATCGCAAACCATTCAAACCAACAGAGGGACCACAATCAGCATGAATACCATTCTTATCTCTGTAGGGATTATCACCCTACTCAACGTGATGTTCCTACTCGCTCAGATGACTGCTATCCGTAAGCGTGGCAACGGAATCATCTGGGAAGCAGTGATCTACCGCCTGATCTTCTGGGCAATCATCGGTGCAGCTATCGGCTGGACGGTTGATTTCATTTACAGGTGGTTCTGATGAATACTAACGCAATGGTGTTTGTGTTCGGATCGAATGAAGGTGGTATCCACGGTGCAGGTGCAGCAGCATTTGCACGTCTTCATCGTGGAGCCGTCTGGGGACAATCTGAAGGCCCAATGGGCCAATGCTATGCAATCCCTACCAAGGATCGTCAGATACGTCACACGCTCGCTATGGGCGATATCAAACGCTATGTCGATAGGTTCATCCAGTATGCAATCGAGAACAGTCATCTTAACTTTCAGGTGACATGTATCGGTTGTGGTCTGGCAGGACTGAAACATGAGGACATGGCAAATCTATTCCATGCAGCACCATTCAATTGCTACTTCGATTTGAAGTGGCAACATTGGTTGGGCAACATGACTGATATAGGCGAAAAGCGTCAGTATTGGGGTGAGGGATAAGATCATCCCTCACAGCCTTCGGCTGTGTGGTGTTTCACATCCTCATATATACAATAGTGGAAGGAATAAGACATGGGTGAAGCAAAGCGTAGGGCAGAAGAGGAAGAACGTCTTCGCCAAGTCACCATGGAAGAGGCAGAGTCCTACAACTGGTGGTCACAGTTCCTCACTGCACGGATGTATGCCATCAAGTGCATGGCAAAGCTGGGCAAGACCAATGAGGAAATCACAGACACTCTGAATTTCAGTGATAACAATCATGTAGCACGCCTCATCATGATGAATCGTGTGGAACGTGGTCCTAGGATCAATGACTGATGGTTGAGCTTGGAACAGTCTTCGTGACACTCGATAGTGGTAGGCGCATTAAAGTCGACATGATTACTCAAATCATGGTGACTGTGCCTATGACTCTTGCAGAGATTAATGAGGTCAACAGAAAGTTAGCCGAATGGCAAGTGGAGCATCAACTGCTTCCATGGAAGACTTAACAAATGGTTGAGATCATCACCACTGCAATGGAATGTATCACATTCCTCATAGCCGTATGCGTTCTCGTATTCGGCTTGGTAATCAGTAGATAAGGATTGGGTATATGGAAGAACAGGTATTTTATACTCCCGGTTATCTACCCGTCTTCGCGGTAATATTCACAATCATTATAATAATCCTCACAGTCATACTGTGTAAGATTATTTTTGAAGATTGAACCAATAAATAAGAAGGATAAGATTCATGAATGAGCGTGTGGATATTAATACCCAGATCGACTTGGAAAAGCTCTTCAACAAGAATCAACTTATCCCTCGTGTGAAGTCGGAGTTCATTAACTGCAAGGAGTTCAACTTCATTGACTGGTTCAATGAGATTGAGATTCCTGTAGCATTTGGCTTCGACATTCTCACTCAGATGGCAATCTATAAGAGGACCAACCTACCAACATTGGTTGGTCTTCTTCGCCATCATTTCAAAGACAGTCAGCAGACTGTCGATATGATTCTCAAGGCTGCACAGCATGATGTGCTGGATTGGAATCCTCAGTATCGTCTGTTCATTGTTCGCTACACCATATCGAAAGATGTGCAGCGTGAGATTGATACCTATCAATATCCGCTCCCGATGGTGGTTGAACCAAGGAAGATCAAGTCCAATCGTGACACTGGTTATATCACAAACCAAGGTAGTGTTATTCTTCGGAATAACCATCATGATGGTGATGTGTGTCTCGATCACTTGAATCGCATGAACAAGATCAAGCTGACCATCAATCAAGATACTGCCTCCATGATTAAGAATGAGTGGCGTAATCTTGATAAGGCTAAGCCCGGTGAATCGGTGGAATCTTTCGATGCTCGTAAGCGTGCATTCGATAAGTATAACCGAGTCTCTAAGGAGGTCATCGACACCTTGGATACATGTGGGAATGAGTTCTATCTCACCCATAAGTATGACAAGCGTGGTCGTATCTACTGTCAGGGCTATCATGTGAACTATCAAGGCACAGCATGGAATAAGGCAGTCGTTGAGCTTGCTGATAAGGAGATCATCGAATGACGAGAGAATGGACTCTTCAACATCTTGGTCTGTCTTCAGACTATAGAACCAATCGTTGGAGGGTCACACCTCCTTGTGGTCACAAACCTTTTGAACCATCAACCACCATGTTTGCTGTCCAGTATGTTGACTGTCCAGTCTGCGGCATCAGTGCATGGGTCAACTACAACAGTCAGACTATAAGGAGGACTGGCTTTGAAGATTGACATTCAATGCGCTTACGTCATTCCTTTTTGTAAACTTGCTGTGACTGGCGATAATCGCTTGGTTCTTCTCGGAGAAACTCCTGAGCAAGATGTGGATATTGGTTACTGTGATGCAACTGATCCCAAAACCTATCTACCTGAGCGCTTTAATGAAAAGCAGCGTATGTATGGGATAATGCTATGAAGAGCGTCAATCTCGTTACTCTGGCTCAATTTACGGTAGGGTGAACCATGGAAGAAGAGCGATATATTGCAGTTCCTTATAAGGTTCTCGAATCTTTGGTGAATGATCCTTATTACACCGAAGAATTTGCTGAAGCATGTGCTGAAGCAGAAAAACTTCTCTCCGATGCAAGGAAATCATAATGAAGGGCTATTTTCGTCTCCGACTTGTCTTCGGCATCTGGTCGATCATCTACTTTGATGACAACAAGATACAAACTGGCATCGAACAATTCGATGACTATGCTCAGGCATTGGCATATTCCAAACTGATCACCGACTACAAGGATATGGACAAGTCCGATCTGCCTGTCGGTAATGGAACCACGAAAAGTGGTAATCTCGCCTAAGCTGCTCACAGCAATCAAAGCTGCACAAGCCAATCCGATTGAGGGTCTGTCCAAGATGGCAGCGGTCATTTATGATCGCAACAGACTCATTTCGATTGGCTTGAACAGTCACAAGACCCATCCTCTAGCCAAACAGTTTCAGAAGAATGTTCATGCTCTGAAGATTCACGCTGAAATAGCTGCCATAGTAAATGCCCGACAATCTGTCGAAGGCATGTCGATGTTCATTGCAAGAGTAAATCGTTCAGGCTTACCTATGTTAGCCAAACCCTGTAATGGGTGTTTCCGGGCCATAACGGCCTTTGGAATAAAGAACGTGCATTGGACGGAGAATTATTATGACGGATATCACATTTAGAGAAGATGGAACCAAGGTGCTCAAGCTTGCAAAGTTTGAGGAACTCCATCTGGAACGTGACAACACACTGTATGCAGTGAACACCAATGCAAATGGTGTGCCTCGTTCTGTCGTAAAGCTTGGCCAGCCACAGGATGTAATCCTGAAGCTTCGAGAACTCATAAAGTAAGGGAACCAAAATGCAGGAATTCACCGCTTCTCAGTATCTCATGATCGACATTGCTAACAATTTCGGTCTGGACAAACTGACTTGGAATGAGCGTCTCGATTGGTTCAATGACAATAAGAACAATCTTCACAATCTGGTTCAAGAAGCTGATGAGCCTGCACTCTTCTATGCTGGTATCAAAGCATATGAAGACTACCTCGCAAAGCGTCCAAGCGGTTATATGATCAGCTTGGACGCTACTGCTTCAGGTATGCAATTGCTCGCCTGTCTCACTGGTGATCGTTCTGCTGCAAAGCTCTGCAATGTCATCCTCGACTTCAGCGACAAAGCTGTAGCACAACGTATGGATGGCTATACTGTCATCTACAATCTCATGCTTAGTGTCTTGGGTGAAAAGTCCAAGATCAAGCGTGATGATGTCAAGAAAGCAATCATGACTGCTCTCTACGGCTCACAGGCTCAACCCAAGGAAATCTTCGGTGAAGGTCCGCTGCTTGATCTCTTCTATGAGATTATGCAGTATGTTGCCCCCGCAGCATGGGACTTGAACGAAGCTATGGTGAACTTCTGGAATCCTGAAGCTCTCTCCAATGATTGGGTTCTGCCTGATAACTTCCATGTGAAGTGCAAGGTCATGAACACTTTCACTGAGAAGGTTCACTTCTTGAATGAGCCTTTCGATGTGTTCTTCAAGGAGAATGCACCGACTGAAACTGGCCGTTCACTTGGACCCAACATGGTTCATAGCATTGACGGCATGGTGGTTCGTGAAATCACTCGTCGTTGTGACTATGATCCTGCTCGACTGCTGTTCGTTAAGGGACTGCTGGAACTACCCGTTAAGGGGCAGACCGTAGAGCGTAGCCTCACTTATAACGACAAGCTCGTTGCTACCCTCTGGAACCATTACGAGCAATCCGGGTATCTCTCTGCCCGGATCGTTGATCATCTGAATGCCGATAATATCCATCTGGTGGATGTTGCGGTCATTAGGGAGTTGCTTAACAGCTTCGCTAAGAAGCCATTCAAGGTGATCGCTGTGCATGACTGTTTCCGTGTCCATCCCAATTATGGTAACGAGATTCGTCGTCAATACAATATGCAGCTTCACCTCATCGGCAAGAGCAAGATGCTCGATTACATTCTCAGCCAGATCACTGGTCGGGAAATCAAGACTGAAAAGCTTGATCCCACCATGGCTGATGAGATTCTGAATGCAGAGTATGCTTTAAGTTAATTATTCTATATATGTGGCCAACAGGGTATTCCCCTGTTGGCCGTATTTTTTTAAGGATAGTCAAGATGGCAGATTTTCAGGTAGCCTTCAATTTCGATACACGCACTGCAACTGTTCAGGTTGACGGTGCTATTGCTCCCGGTGGTTCTGAAATCATCGGTAAGTTCTCTCATGGTCCCACTGATGAAGAGTTCGGTTATCATGCTGATCTGAGCCATGTGCTTTATCAGCATGTCCGGGATATTCTCTATAAGGTATCCAATGTCGATGGTTCAGTTGCCACCAGTGATCTTCAGTGGCCTGATAATATCACCGATATGGCGAAGGTGACTATCATTGATGAAACCTATGTGCGTAGCACTGGTGTTGAATTTGGTGCCACCTCATACGATATCTCCCTTGCAACTGGTGCATTCCACCCTGTCTTCACTGTCTCCCCTGCTGGAGCCACGAAGAAGGATGTGAAGCTGGTCAGTGCAGATTCACTTATTGCTGAAGTCGATAAGACTGGTGCAATCGTGCCAAAGAAGATTGGAACCACCACGGTTGAAATTACCGTGCTTGATTCCGGTATGACTGATTCCGTTACGATCAACGTTACTGCGTAATCAGCCGTATGTTTTTTGGGTTCGCTCACAATGAGTGAACTAGGACAGGCCCAAAGTCTGACCGGGCTGGTCCGTCAAGCGAATTGGTGTCCTCGACCAATTGAAGCATCTGAGTCTTCGAGTCCCCGGACTCATTTCAGATGCTCCGAGAACGGAGCAAAGGGGTGAGAAGCCCAATGTAACTTAGGTAGAAATATTTGTTTCGTTTGGTTCGTAAGAGCCAATGGGATGGAAATGGAAACCCCCGTTACCCGATCCGGTATCAGAGCCGGTTAACAGGATGGCTTATAGCCGCACAATCTTCCTGTTGAGATTCTGAGTTAGCCCACTAGTCGCTTCATGGCTGGTGGGCTTTTCTACGAGATTCAAAGGCGGTTAGAACTGAATCTGTAAAGGGTGTATCGCAAAGAACCTTTCAGTAGAGCGATACTTAATTGGCCTGTAGCCTGCCTACCTGCCTTATTAGAATTGGTTTTATCTCATTTGTGACGACCTAACGGAGTCATGACCTGTTAGATGAGGGAAAACCGGAACCAGAAGGTTACAGGTGTAATTCCTGTCTCCGGCATCAGTCGGAGTAGCTCAATTCAAATAATTGATTCTAATCAATTAGCGAGAGCGTCTGGTTCAAAATTAAATTACAGCATTGAAGGATGGTCAATCCTTTCCATGGTTCCCGTAATCAGGGAGGATACCATGCAATGCTGTCGTGCCCATTTCCTGTTGCAGCAGGAGATTAGTATATCCTGCAAGATATATAGGATGAGAGATAACGCTACTCATCTGGGCGCTATTCATTCAAAGATTTTGGTGTCTGTGAGCCAGACTTAATGAGGACTATCGGTTTAGCATTCCCGCCAATCTGAGCAGGAGGTCTGTCTAGTGGCGAGACAGACTGTCATCCGCTAAATTCGCCAACCCAACGGTAGTAACATGAAGACGAAACAAAGCACTAATGGGAGTAATCCCTATGCGGGTTAACACTTCGCCTACGCAGCGGGTTTTAGAGCGTGTCCTATCAGGAGTGTTACCTAATTTATTAGGACTAACGCCCTGATAGGCACCAAAGCATATTTTATGCGGGCCGTGAATAACCACGGTAGGCCACCGTTGGAATGTGACAATGCTGTAAGCAATACCAGAGCCAGAGAGCTTGTTCACGGTCCTCATAAATTATGGAAGGAAGAACCATGGAATATCTGATTGGCCTTGGCCTCATTCTCACTGGTATATGTGCCATGATTATGGCTGTTGTAGCGATGGTCAGCATCTTTGCTGGACTGGCATGGCTCTATGACACATTCGCTTCAGTGAAGATCAAGCGACTCGAAATCCCAACATGGATTGGTCGTATCTTCAATTGGTTCCTAAATGGAATCATTATTATAGCCCTCATTATGTGTGGCTACATCATCGGCAGGAATATTTGGTTAGGGTAGTTCTCGTTATCGTTCCTCTGGACACGTTCCAGAGGATGGACTACCTTAAAGCGATGATAGTAATTCGGAATGATGATTGAAGCATGAGGACACGGGGGCAGCACCCGTCACCTCCACCATCTGCATTGGTTCGGTATGGTATCCGCCATACTAGGGTTGGAAACCCGGAGACGCCCGAATACGTGGTATGAACACTTCGAACCAATGTAGTTGATGGGGGTGAACTAGGATCGACTATGTGGATTGATTCAGAACGCTATCGGATTGGCAGCCCTAAGCTGACAGTTGAAACTTAAATGTCAACGACAACGATGTAGTCTCCGACTACCGCATGGCTGCGTAAAAGCACAGGGGCGGGAACTGCCTGACAACAGAAGTGCCAATACAAGTATGTCTGATGAGGCTTAATGAGCCGAAACACTTAGGTGTCACATACATTCCTAAATACATAGACCTGTTGCAACGGGCTTTGGAATCGGAGTAGCTCTCTGAGAATGGAATGCTTCTGCATGGTTTAATGACGCTCAATCCCAATGGGCCATGTAGTCGGATATAGCAGCGGGATAGCTTGGGTAGGCTGATGTGATGGAGTCATGATCCACGATGATACCCACTTAGTTTCCCGAACCAAGAAGATGACTACCATCTGCCGAAATTCTCCCCGGCGTTATGTGGTGTGTCTCACTTGGATCAGGGCAGAGGTGCTTAATGCTTAATCACATCGGGGGATGTGGCCTCTAAAATTTCATCAGCTAACCTCCGCTACGGCTTCCTATTCGGTAACGATAGGAAATGCGGATTGTATTCTATTGGTGTGGTTAGGCGCTGATAGACTGAAGTGGTATCTGATTTTGAGCGCTAGAACGGTGATAGCATAAGACCACGACCGAACCCTACAAAGAAGGAAGACTGAAAATGGATATGAAAAGCACGATGAATAAGGCGATGCAGACGATGTTTCGTCCCATCGACAATGTGAGCTACGATCTTGCATCCGGCACTTCAGGCATCAAGACCAATGCTGGTCTGGTGACTCTGGGCAAGGATGATGTTCTGGACCAGAATCCATTGGATTTCTTCTCGATGGAAATCCCAGCATTTGCAATGCTGACGCCTGCTACCGAAGTGAAGCGTGGGGACATTCTTGTATCCGATGGCAGGGCATATGGTTTCCTGTTGGAAGACGGCGACAAAAAGTCGGTTTCCGACGAAGAAGCTGCAAAGGCTTCGATTCAGACGATCAATGTTCAGGGCCATATCAGCCGTTTCCGTCCCAAGCGTGTTTCCATGCTGGGCGTTAAGGACGGTCTGACTGTCGTTCGTTCATTCGGTTCGATGTTCGGTGGTGAAGGTAACTCTGGAACCATGGACATGAATAGCCTCCTGCCTCTCATGCTGATGAGTGGTGACAAGGATATGTCCTCCATGCTGCCTCTGCTCATGATGAGCGGTGGTAATGCCGGAGGTCTGTTCTCCAATCCCATGATGCTGATGATGCTCATGGGGGATGGCGGTTTCAAGAACCCTTTCAAGTAACCCCTGAACCAAAAGGGAAGAAGGAAAGTATCTTTCAACTCTATGATTCAGGGGAATCATTTGACCCAGAGACGGGAGAAATCCCGGACGATAATGCACTGATTACAGATGTAATGTCTGGTGATCTGTGGGGTATCCGTAAACTCGAACTCGGCACTTGGTCGGAAAGATACGCAAATGAAATTGCGTTCATAAAAGTCTCTGCTGTTGGTGCTCACCATCGGAAAGACTTCGACAAGTGGCAGAAGAAGAATATAGGGAACATGGTTCAACTTGTTCCTGAACCCGGAAACCCATACGACAAGGATAATGCAATTGCTGTCTATGCAGCAATTCCCAAAGTCCAATTTGGTGAAATAGAGACCGGATATGATTGGACCCATGTGGGTTATGTCATGAAGGAATCTGCACGAGCTATTCGTTCCCGCCTCAAGGCTAACGGATATGATCCAAATAAGGTCGTATCTATCGGCAGGATTCGCACTAAGCCTAATAGGGAAACTACTATTGAGCTTTCCGGCGAAATCCGAACGTTCTGAAATTAAAGCCCTCTAGAGAAATCTAGGGGGCTTTTTTATTTGTAAGGAAATCCATGAGCATAGATATGTTTTCTGCCACACCACGGCAGATGAAAACTCTGGTATCAGACTGTATCGAGGTAGGTCTGGTTCCATTCGTCACCAGTGATCCCGGTATGGGCAAGTCAGCCATCATGCACAATGTATGTGATGACTATGGCCTTCACATGGTCGATCACCGAATGTCCACATCAATTCCAGAAGACTTCAGCGGTCTTCCCCGATTCACTGAAGATGGTAAAGCTCGCTTTGCTCCATTCGATGAAATCTTCCCCATGCAGGATACTCCCATTCCTGATGGTAAGGAGGGCTTTATGCTCTTCTTGGATGAGTTCAACTCATGTGAGCGGGATGTTCAGGCTGCTGCATATAAGCCAGTTCTGGACCACTTTGTTGGTCAGCATCCTCTGCATGAACGCTGTGTCATCACTGCTGCTGGTAATCTTACCACCTCAAACGCAATTGTGAATGATCTCAGCACTGCAATGCAGTCTCGTGTGATTCACATCAACCTACGTATCGACTGGCAGGAATGGCTGGAAGATGTTGCTTTGGCTCAGAATTATGACAATCGCCTTGTCACATATCTGGCTCGAACCAAGGGAGAGGAACTGCATGATTTCCGTCCTGAGCATCAGGATAGGACATTCTGCTGTCCTCGCACATGGTCATTCATCAACAGGTTCCTGAAGAACAAGCCAGAGCTTACTGATCTGGATGCTACCCTGTTCGGTGGGACTATCACTTCAGGCGTGGCAGCATCTTTCGTGCAATACACCAAGGTATCTCACAAGGTTCCAACCCTTGCCCGTATTCTGCGTGAAGCAGAAACCCTTGAAATCTCACATTCCAACGACATAAATTGGGCTACTGTCGGTATGCTCATGAGCAATGTGGACGAAAAGAATTTCGGAACCATGGCAAAATATATCGACCGTATGTCTCTCGATTTCCGCATCCTGTTCTATCGGGGTGTGAAGATTCGTCAGCCTGCGCTGGAAGAACATCCAGCATTCAAGAAGGCTTTCATCAACCTTGCGAGGTATCTCAATGGAACAACCAGTCCAACCACTTGAAGACTTTCAAAGCCTAGATGTGCGTGAGCTAAATCGTCTTCTGGATATCACCCGATCAAGAATCTATTTAGGCAAGAATTCAGCATTCTTTGGCTCAATGCTCTGTGGCATGAATTTCTTTTGGACGACTGGTATCCAGACGGCCTGCACCAATGGTGAGTTCTATGCTTGGAATCCTCAGTGGTTCCTAGAACTTGACGTTGAGTGTAGGCCGACTGTTCTGATGCACGAAGTCTGGCACCCAGCCAGAATGCACATGCAGCGTCGTGGTGATCGTGATCCATATCAATGGAATGTCGCCTGCGATATCGTCATCAACAACAATCTTGAACGGGATGGTTACTCATTCAAAGGGTTTGAGAATTGTTGGAAAGATCAGAGTCTCTTCGGCAAAACTGAAGAGGAAATCTATGAGATTGTTCCACTGCTTGGAGGGCTTGCTCCCGGTTCATGGGGCAATGCTGAAGATGGTGGGGACATGCAAGAATGTCCCACACCACAGAAGACGGTAAATAATATCATCCGTTCTATCCATGCTGCTGAACAAGCTGGAGAGGCAGGCACACTTCCCGGTGAAGTAACCGAGACAGTGAATGCCTATCTCAATCCTGCTGTCCCATGGGAAAGGCATATTCAGAAGTTCCTCACGGAACTCTGTCATATCAAATACAAGTGGACTCGTCCCAATAGACGATACACCAATATGTATCTTCCCCATCGAGCCAAGGATAAGGGAAAGCTGGCCCACATTGATGTTTACATTGATGTGTCTGGCTCAATCTCTCGAAGCCAAATCCAGCGTATTCTCTCTGAGCTTGTATATCTCAAAGAGCAATATAAGCCTGACAAGATGACCTTCAGTCAATTCGATACTCGTATCACCCACACTGAGGTGATTGATCGAAACACCGATATTTCAGAATATGAAATCCACGGTGGAGGCGGAACGTCTCTGGTTCCAGTCCATGCAAGGATTGAGGACACCAAACCCACAGGCGTCATTATCTTCTCAGATATGCACGTTCCTGAAATGCAACCACTGTCTTACGAAGTCCCCCTGATCTGGGTGGTTCTGGACAATCCCACTGCCACGGTTCCATTTGGAACCAAGGTTCACGTAAAATCATCATCAATACAGTAGGAAAACTAATGGCACAGATTCACGAACGACTGAACCGCATCTTGAAGGCACAGGGAATCATTTCATGGAAGTATCAGCTTCCTCAGCATGAATATGATCGTCTGATCAACAAATTCCGTGCTCATCTGAAGCGTCGGAAAGCCAACAAAGTGGCTCGTAAGCAACGCAGGATCAATCGACTCCGTGCTGCATAGGTTCAAAAAGATTACCATCCGGGGGAAACTCCGTGATGGTAGGGTAATCATCACGCATAAATCCAACCCCAAGGGCTATTCTTACGCAGAACTAATTCGTTTAGAGAAAGCTGCGTTTAAGGCATTCCCGTTGGGGGTGAATGTCTTGGCTCTTATGGAGACAGTCGATGCGTGAGATTACCAATTCTGATTTCGAGACTATCTTGAAGTCAGACAAGCCAGTGCTGATTAAGTTCAGTGCTCCATGGTGTGCGCCATGCAAAGCATTTGCACCTATCTTTGCTGAATACTCGAAAGAGCGTTTAGACATTGAGTTTGTGGAAGCGAACATTGAAGACAACGATCTATTGGCTTCATACTTCACTGTCACGAAGGTTCCAATGCTTGCACTCATCCAAGGTGATGGAGTTGCAAAATATGCTGGCCCATTCCTCCCATCTGCTTTCAGAAAATGGGTAGAGGAAAATGTCTCCTGATCTTATTGATTTCCTAATTCACATAGGAATTCTTCTGATAGTCTACATTGGATTCTGCTGGCTCTTTAAGCACGATAAAGGTTGTCAGTAATGATTATCAATGGGTCACAGCTTCTAGCTCTTGAGCCAATCAAGAATATGGAAGAGTGCAAGCGTGTTGCACATGGAACTAGCTACGGCTTGACCGAAGCTGGTTACGACATTCGACTGAAGCAGGACATTCGATTCCGCTTTGTGGAATATGATCGAGGATACCCGCCTACACCATATCTCATGGTGGATAGTGAACGTATCTACGGTCGGTTCTGTCTAGCTTCAGCTATCGAAGAATTTCAGATGCCTGAGAATCTGGTTGGAATTGTCCATGACAAATCCACCTTGGCTCGTAAGGGTCTGAGTGTTTTCAACACGGTAATCGAACCAGGTTGGAAAGGCTTCCTCACCTTGGAACTGGTTTTCCATGGTTCAGAAGGTGTGCATATTCCTGCTGGTTCAGGCATTGCACAAGTCTTGTTCCATGAACTGGCTATTCCAGCCCACTACTCAGGCAAGTATCAGAATCAAGCTGATCGTCCTGTAGAAGCTATCATGGAGGTAACTCACTGATGGCTGCAAAGAATGTGGTGGTCCACTACTGTGACAGGTGTGGAGCCGAAATCGGTTTCGATAAGAAGAAGGTCTATCCAGCGCCTCCCTTTGCGGATGCCTGTGAAGCCTGCTTTGAATTGAACCATGTGGGAGCAAGTGAAGGTCCAACCCCGGTTGTTCTCACTGTTTCCCAGCGTAATCTGATTCAGAGTGCGCTAGGTGTTGTCATCACGAACTTGAATAAAGCTCATGGTGACGATGCCAAACAACGATTGAGGGAAGCAAATGAATTGCATAACCTCATCGGTGATAACGACAGGCGGAAATTCATTTTCGTCTAGCGTTTGTTTTTCGGGTGTTTCATACCCTTTGATAGAAAGTGCAAACAATGTCAGCATTCATTCGTCTCAAGAACAACGGCGCAGAAGTCAATCTGGCTGTTGACAAGATCGTCGGTTTCATCCCAACTGAAGCCGGTGGCAGCCGTATCAACCTCACCAATGGTGGTGCGGTCGAAGTGGCGGAAACCAATCGTGCCGTCCGTTCAGCCATCGCAAAGGCTGGCGAAGCACAGACCGAAGACTGATCCCCAGTCCTTCGGAACTCAAACAGAGAGAACTCAAATGCAAAAGCCTGAAGATTTCATTGCAGCCCTGCTGAACGAACTTGCAGCCGATCAGAATATCACCGTGCGACACATTCCAATCTCGGAACTGTTCGGTGATGCTGCCCTTGGTGGGCTTGGTGCTGCTATCATCGGCAGCGGTCCTGACACTGATTCGGCATATGCTACCGCTCCTGTCGATCAGGCTGGTGAATATCCAGCCGAAGTCGAAGAAGCTCCTGAAGAAGAAGAAGGCCCATGTGGCTGCTTCCTTCAGGGTGAGATTCAGGGTTACGCCAAGGCACTGGCATTCCATTCCCACGGTGTCCGTTGGGAATTTCTGGATGCCGATGAACAGGATTTCCTGCTCGAACGTGCTGCGGAGCACCTGACTCTGATCTAAACTCTGTTTAGAGCAACAAGAAAAGGGAGTGGAGAAATCCGCTCCCTTTTTTTATTTGTTAGGTGATCCATGGCTAGAACGCAGACTCCCTTAGAGATTCTTGCTCGTGACCATAACTGGAAAATGGGATCGTTAAGGCGAACTCTATGCAACATTCGAGCCATGGAATCTCCAGAAGCAAGAGACACGGCAGAATTCGCATGGTCCGGTGAGTGGGATTATCAAATCACACGGTATCTACACCGTAAGCGAATGATTCAATTATTCGGGAGCTATATTGATATGGCTTCGTGGGGAAACCCCTCAGAGATACAGACTAAGCTCCGTATCATGCTGTCAGCGGCAGCATTTGCTTACGAATTACAACCAAATGAGGAACCATTGTGTTCTGATGGTGAATTCGATGAAGCATGTAAAATGGTGGATGTTTCAATTCCCACCAGTCGTCCTGATCTGGATGACTTCTTCAGAAAAGAATTCGATCCATCAACAGGTGTCTGGATTCATAATCATCCAGAACTTGCAAAGGTGGAAGCCTACACAAACTATCTCCGAAGGAACCGTAAATGACGATTTCTGCAAAGATTATCGCTGATTCCGTCTCCCCAGACGGTAAGCGAATCACAACCATGGAACTGCTGTATCCACGGTTCATCCACTCTGAATTTATGACTCATCGTTGTATGAGTCGTAATGCCTCATCCAGTCGTGCAATTCCCATTGCTCGTATGATCGCTGATCTGAAGCGTGAACCAGCATGGCCAATCTATTGGGGCAGTCATCAACCCGGTATGCAGGCTGGTCCTGAATTGGAAGGCGATGCACTGGAAAGTGTTAAGGCTCATTGGCTCCAAGCTATGAACCTAAACATTCTGGTTGCTGAGAATATGATTAAGCATGGTCTGCATAAGCAGATTGCCAATCGTATTCTGGAACCATGGGCACATATCCGTGTGGTCGTTACCTCGACCGAATGGGATAACTTCTTTGAGCTTCGTGCTCATAAAGATGCACAGCCTGAGATTCATGAGCTTGCTATTCAGATGAAAGCAGCCATGGAAGCATCCAAGCCAAAGTATCTGAAGGTTGGTGAATGGCATCTACCATATGTCACCGCTGAGGATGAACTGGCTGCCCATGACTACATTAAGGCATGTCACCATGAAAACTATCCAGTCTCCAAGACTGAAGTGCAGCTTCTACTGCTTCAGGTTTCCGTGGCTCGATGTGCTCGTGTGTCTTACTTTACTCATGAAGGTAAGCCCACCACCATCAGTGACGATATCAAGCTGTATGCTAAGCTGATCGTGGCAAAGCCTGCTCATGCTTCACCTTGTGAGCATCAGGCTACCCCTGATCCAAAGGGTGTCCTCAATTCTGATGATACTTCCAAATGGGGTAATTTTGTTGGGTTTATCCAGCATCGAAAGATTCTTGGACTATGAACCCAAACAAGCTGTCTGTCCGTATGGACACAGAAACGGGTGATCTCTGGCTGACGGAAGAAAAATACCGTCAGCCAATCAAACGTGTCGCCAACATCACACAACATGTTTATCTAGCACTATGTGCTGATCTGGTTATGGAATCAGGAACCAAACGTGTTGAACGGGATGTTAAATTCGCTGATGGCTCTGCTATCAGAATTACGCTCGAAGAACTGGAATCGGCAGATGTCACAGTTAATCCCTCCTGATAGTATCTGGACCTACAAGGGCAAGGTATATCGGGTTAACTCGGTTCTGGAAAAGAATCTGAGCCAGTATAACGATGAGTGGTTCCCCACTGTTCGTTACACCACTGAACCCAATAACGGTCTGGTATTTTACCGGGCTGTTCCTGAGTTCCTCGAAAAGTTCATGTTCATCCCTACACCTCCTGTAGTGGATGAATAAGTGTTACGCTCCCTTAGCTCAAATGGATAGAGCAACCGAGTTCTAGTCGGTTGGTTGAGGGTTCGAGTCCTTCAGGGAGCGCCACTATAGAGTCACACTCTCTAAACGTGCCGTTGACTCACGGGGTCCAGCCGAAACTATGAAACACTGGTCCGATCTGCTGGTCAGAATTGGATAGTCCAGCACAGATAAAAAACTCTAAATTAAAGGAAAAAGAAATGAGCGGTGATAATCGGTCAGTGTCAACTGACGCCCTTGAAACATTGGGCATGGTCCATTTCCGTAAGGAATATCGTGACGCAATTCATTTGGCAGTAGAGCCAATCACAGCCGGTGAAGACCTGAAACCCGGACAGGATATTTATATCGCTGAAAGTGGTCAGGCTTTCCATACTCGACTCAGGGGTAGCCCTGCTTATGTCGGCATCGTTGATCCGTTCCTACCAAAGAGCGGTGTTCCCCGTGGTGAAGAATTCTGGCTGGTGGTTTATCCACGCCGTATCACTTCACTTCGCCATGTCTGGTCCCATCCAGATTTCCCGGAGGCTGAATGAGCTACCATCCTATCGCTGGATACCCAGAGGAAGAGCATACTGCTCGACTTCTGCTGGGTGATTCCAAGGCTGAAGCCCTCAAGTGGATTGAGGGTTATGCCAAGAACCTGTCCGACATGTGTGAGGACGAAGAATATGGGAACCATCCCGTAACTTCCGATGAACTCATCGACACTCACCTGAGCCATATGGACCCTAATACACGTTGGGGTGGTGACTACATCACTCGTGGCGGTGCCTTTGAAGGTGTGGGCGTAGATCAGGGCTTCTTCCGAGCCATGAACGTCCTGCTCGATAAGGATGTGGATGATGAATCAACTCATCGTCACTTCTTCAGTTGCTCCTGCTAAGGAAAGACAATGCAAGTATCTCAGTCTGCCGATCACGTAACCCATGTTACGGTATCGAAGAATAAGGCTATGGACTTCTCGTTCGATGATTCAGCCCACTTGGCTCACATCCTGTCCACTGCCCTCTACAGCAATCCTCGTCTGGCAATGATCCGTGAAACTATCTGTAATATGTGGGATGCCCATATTGATGCAGGTAAGACGGATACCCCCGGTTCAATCACTCTTCGGGATAATGTTCTCATTATCCGTGACTTTGGTAAGGGTATTCACCCTGACAAGATTCAGAAGATTTATTGCGTCTATGGTGGTTCCACCAAGACCAATGACTCTGGTGTCACAGGCGGCTTCGGATTGGGCTGTAAAAGCCCATGGGCCTATGTAGATAGTTTTCAGGTGTCGTCATACCACGAAGGAACCAAGACGATCTACAAGGCTTCCAAGTCCTCTGCTGAGGTCAATGGTAAGCCTTCAATGCTGCCTATCATTTCCATGCCATGTGGGGATGAATCAGGTCTGGAAGTGAAGATCGAAATCAAGCCACATGATGAATCATACATCATGGCTGCTATCCGTTCGGTAGTCTTCAATGGTGAAATCTCAGCTACCCTGAATGATGAACTGCTCCCGACTCTGCCACTTAGCCAATCGAAGCATGGATTCTTCATCACCACTGAGCCACTGTCGATTGACAATGCTAATAACACAATCTTTGTTCGTTATGGCAATGTGGTGTATCCTCTGGAATCTCACGAATCGACAAACGAAATGCTTCAAAAGGCAGTTCGTTTTGTCCGTGACATTCCTGCACAGGGCAATCGTTATGGCTCACGGGCATATCGCCTTGTGGTTATGGCTGAACCAGATTCACTGTCTATCATGCCTTCCCGTGAAGGTCTGAGCATGTCAGAATTGACTGTTAATACGGTCAATAAGATTCTGAAGGATTTCTGTGAGAACTTCTATTCCAAGCTGAAGCCTGAATTCGCTGCTCCAGTGATTACTGAGCTTCATAAGGAAGTGTTCGCTCACATGAATCCCATTGCCATCTTGGCAATGACGCCGGGTCATATTGCCCGTATGCGGAATGATGATGCCTTCACCAACCGTGAACGAATCGAGGATAACTATACCTTGAATCGTGCAATGTTGTTGGGCAGTCTCAGCGAATCCTTTTACCCCAACATTATTCTGAAAGAATATAAGTGGCGAATCAATCGAGCCATTCGGGGTAAGCTCTTGGATCGTAAGTTGGCTACGGCTTTCCGTAATCAGCTTACCACCACGGATAACAACACCTCTCGTGTTTATTATCATGGCTACAACCAGATATATTCACACAATAACTGGATCGTTCGTCACCACTTCTGGCCTATCATAAAGGCTGCTCAGGCAAACCCCAAGGTGAACCTGAAGCATCTGAAGGTCTATGCTCATACTATCTATGAGCTTGAGAAGAATGGTTGGCGGAGTCGTCACCGTTCTGGTCTGGTGGAACTGAAGTATTATACTTCATTCAACATTGATGCTCAGTTGAACTTCCTTCGGAGGTTCATCGTCATTGGTCACAATACCAGCGACATCACTGACGCCATCTATGAGCCAGAACTGAAGAAGCATCATCAGTCAGGTGACTTCCTTACCTACGTCATTCCTCGGAATACGAAGAAGAAGGATGAGATTGTTCAGTTCTTCAAGGACTTGGGCTATCAGGTCATCGACAACTGCCGCGAAGTAGAACGTCCTGTTGTAGCTGCTGGTGATCCAACCAAGGCTGTCCCAAAGAAGATCGGCATTCCAACGCTGACTTCAATGAAGGCATATCTGCCAAGGGCACAATATGAAACGATTATTGCTGTTCAAACAGCTAATCGAGTTTCCAAGCCTGAAGCAGTGACTCTCATCCGTAAGGGTGATGGTCAGTGTGATGATATGATTCGTATGCCCACAAAGCTGCATGATTTCGTCATCAAGGAGTTTGGTGATGTAATCGGTATCGCTGTGACTACGACTCAGCGTGACAAATACATGCAAAAGGGAGCCATGAACTTGAACAGCTATCTTGCTAAGAAGATGTTCGATCACATCCTGAACAGCAAGACTATCTGTGCTGTTCATGCCACCCACCCACACCATCCAATGGTGCCAGTTAGTCTGGGTGTAACCGGCTATGTTGCTGAAAATGTAGCAGACATGGTTCTGCCTATGCTGCAACATGAAGATATCCAGAAGAAGTATCGTCTTCATACTCCAAAGAACGAACTAGATGTAGTCTACTACGAGCTTTGGAAATATATGAAGAAGCAGCACATTCATCGCTACTCGAAAGAGTATGTCGATGAGATTCAAGCTGTCGAAGCTAAGTTCGCCAAGATCAAACCTTGCGAACGTATGATCGCATTCATGCAGGCTTTTAGGAAGCATGAAGTCCTCAATAAGATAGACGAATACGGCTATCAGGATATTTTCTCCGGTGACTTAGCACCACAGGGTGTGAAACTCATCACCACTTTCATCGAAAGTATTTAACCCATGAAAATCCGTGTATATGCGTTGGACCTCAACACAACGAGGCTCCAGTTGTTTTACGCCAAGGAAGGCAGTGAAACAATCGAAGAGATGGTCATCCTCCAAGGGGATGAGCGTTTGAAGGGTGTCTATGCTCAGTGCAAAGACCCCATCATCAATAACGGCTATGCCGATATTGAAATCCGGGAGGATTCTGATCCATTCGCTACCTATGCTGAAAAGACTGAAGGCAAGGGCATGGTCAAGTTCTTCCGCGTTCTGAAGAGTGCCGTCAAGGCTATCTTCGGTGGAGACGATGAGACTCCAAAGGGTCGAGTCGGTCAAGTTCCTCCTAAGAAGGTGGAACAAGTTGTCACCGTTCCAGTGACGGCTGACAAGGCAAAGTCGGACAAGATCGACAATGCTGTGGCAGACATCATGAAGCACGCAACTCCTGCAACTTCATCCAAGATCAATAGCGATGAAACCATCATTGCTGTTGTGGGTGATAAGGTCGTTCCAGAAATGGAAAAGCTGAAGGATCATGTGGCTCATGCTGCCAAGACCGATAACCCAGAAGGGCTGAACAATTTCATTGCACGACTCAGTGCAGTGATTGATTCACGTAAGCATTCCGTTCAGGACTGTCTGACGTTCGTTCAGAAGAACGATCTGCCCTTCACCAATGCTGGTGACATTCTGGCATATAAGGTGCTTCGTCGCCTTAATGACGGTCGGTTTGCTGATAAGCACACCGGCAAGGTCTTCCAGAAGGTCGGTTCCAAGGTCTTCATGGCTCATAGCCTTGTTGACCTGAATCGCAATGCAAGCTGTTCCAACGGCCTGCACATTGCTCGGAAGAAGTATATTCGTGGCTTCTTCCACGGCAATGATGTGATTGTTCTCTGTGTCATTCGACCAGAGGATATTCTTGCGGTTCCCCATGGTGAGCCAGACAAGGTTCGAGTCTGTGGTTATCAGATCATTGCAGAAATCCCCAAGGATACCTACACTGACCTGACCAACAACGTCTCGTTCCCTGCCGATCATGTCATCACCCGGACATTGGCAGCAGCAGTGGCAGGTAACTATCCTGCACCTGTCCAGTTGGTGGAAATCACCCAAGGCTACGGCGGCGGTCTGGTTATCACCGATCTGGATGCCGAAACCAACGCTCAGGAAGTGATCGAAAAGACCACTGAAGAGACGGTGGAATCGGCTGCTATCGTCAAGGACACGGACAACGTGACTCTTGATAAGTCTCAGGCACTGGACGTTAAGACTGCTGTTGCTGAAGTGACAGCGGCCAAATCCATGAGCCGTAATGGCATTGCTCGTGCAATGTTCGACAATGAAGAGTGGGCGAAGCTCTACGCCTTCAAGAAGGAAAAGAAGGTCGGCTGGCATAAGCTGGGCTTCAGTCCTTCCGAAGAGGAAATCATTGTGGCTTCCAAGCCAGCATAAATGAAAGGCTCCCCCAGAAATGGGGGAGTCTTCTTTGGAGTTAGACATGACCACAAATACCGTTCGTAAGAGAGCCAAGACCGAAAGAAAATCTCGTAAATTTACAGATGCTGATCTAATCAAACTGAATAATGTTGGTCTATCTCTGAAGACAATTGGACAAGCTCTGGGCGTCCATCAAACCTCCGTGAAAGCACGAATGGTCGATATTGGTATCCAGCCATGTGATACCCGCCGTTCGTTCTTTGAGGATATATTCCTCACATTAACCGAAGATCAGCAAGAATGGCTTGCCGATCAGGTAGAAACTATCCACATTAAAAAGTGGCTGACCAACCTGATTGTCGAGGCATATAACACGAGACATTCATGACCAACACTATTGCCAGTATCCTTTCATGGTTTCAGAAAGGAAAGAAGCAGCCTGTATCAAACAAGGACTTCCACACCCAATTGGGTGCTCACTTTGAGGAAGTTCTTGAAATGGTTCAGGAAATCCAATCAAACTCACCAGAAGGTGAAGTTGTCCTAGCAAAAGCCAAGCTGGCCCTGATGGGTCTGAAAGACTATTGCTATCAGAGTGAAGGAGTCTTCTCGATTCCTAATCGTCTGAACTATCTGGACGCTCTATGCGATCAGATTGTGACCAACATTGGTTGTGCTCATATGGTTCAAACCGACATTGTAGGTGCCACGGAAGAAGTCGATGCTTCTAACTGGTCCAAGTTTGTCGATGGGGAACCAATTCTGAATGAAGTTGGTAAAATCATGAAGGGGCCAAATTACAAGCCCCCACAGCTTTACCCATTCATTTGAACAATAAGCCTCCAGTAATGGGGGCTTATTTTTTCGCTAGAGGTATCTATGAGTGTAACCCTGAATTCCGATCAGCAAGCTGCTGCTGATGCCTTCTTTGAGTTCCTGCTCAATGATGATGAACCAGAGATCATTATCTCTGGTCCCGGTGGTGTAGGTAAGACAGTCCTAATGGGCTATCTCATCGACAACATCATCCCCCAATATCTCAGCACCTGTAAGCTCATGGACATTGAGCCAAGATATACAGATGTTGAAATGACAGCTACCACCAACAAAGCTGCTGCTGTGCTTGGTGAAGCTACAAAACGTCCAACTTCCACCATTTATTCATTCCTGAATCTGGTGGTGAAGAATGACTATTCAACTGGTCGTTCATCAGTTCGTCCATCTGGTAACTGGCGTGTGCATCAGAACGTCATCATCTTCATTGATGAATGTTCCTACATCGACTCCGATCTTCTGAAGTATATCCTGCAAGGGACTCACGAATGTAAGATCGTGTATGTCGGGGATCACTGTCAGTTGGCTCCAGTTATGGAATCACTCAGCCCAATCTATCGCCGTAATCTACGGATGCTAGAACTGAAGCAACCAATGCGGACAACCTGTCCACACCTCATGGGACTAAACAATCAGCTTCGAACCAGCGTTGAATCGCTAGTGTTCAATCCGATTAAGATAGTTCCCGGCATCATTGACTGGCTCAGTGATGAGGAGTTCGAGGATGAAATTGCCAACAACTTCCAAGACCCAAGGCATGAGTCCAGAATTCTTGCCTACACCAATGAGCGTGTCCTCGATTTTAATGACCATATCCATGATCTACGAGGAAATACACAGCCTTACGTCATTGGGGAAACTCTCGTCTCCAACTCAGCAATCAAGATCGGTAGCTCTGGCCGCCTATCTATCGAACAGGAAGTCCTTATTGTTGGGGTCGGAGATACTACGGAACTTGTTCAAGTAGGCAGAGACGCTCAGATGACTTGTGTTCCTGTGGAATTTGAATCCATGTATGGCGTTCGCTATCCTGTGATGAAAGCTCCATTGGATCGAAACCACTTCCAAGACCTCATCAAATATGCTGGTCGTCAGAAGGATTGGACAACATTGTTTGGCCTAAAGGAAGGTTATCCTGATCTTCGCCAACGTGATGCTTCCACGTTCCATAAGTCTCAGGGTAGCTCCTATCAGACTGTCTACATCGACGCTACGAACCTTAGCAAGATGAATAAGCCTGATGAAGCAGCCCGTGCATTGTATGTGGCCTGCTCTCGTGCAAGGAAGCGTGTATGCTTCCATGGCTCCCTGACAGAAAAATATGGCGGTCTTGTCCGATAGGTGAACCATGAAGGTCATCAGAACTCAATGGTCCACTGCATTCATTCTGTCTGCATTAGAGAAGCTATTCTCCGTCCAACAGCAAGGGCTGAAGGACGATGCAGACAGATATGTCTCAGAAGCTAAGAGGTATCTGGGACTAGAGTGCAGTGCCATTTTTGCAGAGGGTCATAGATATACCCTCAAGAATATGCCTAGAGGTAAAAGAGTTTTCCATCATGTTCCAGAGGAAATGGCGGAAAAATTCCACTTTCTCGTCAAAAAAGAAGAGAGATTGGATGCAGATTATCAAGTCTGCAAACAGACCCTATCCATCAGATTGAAACACTGTGGGAATTATCAAGCCTTCCGTGATTACTCTCCTGACTGTATAGTGGATTGCTTCCCCAAGGAAATATCGTCTCTATCACGCTCTATCGTTGAGCCACCGATACCTGACGATATTGTCCAAGGAATGGAGCTAATCGAATATTACTCGGCATTGAGGTTGATTGTATGAGATATGATATTTTCTCTGATGTAGAGGATGGCAAATACAAAGTTGCCATCTTGGTTCCCAAAATCAAAACAGAGGAAATAGCAAAAGCATATTTTGTTAATCGAACTCTGGACAGGTCAGACTTCGTAGTCATTGACCTGTTCCAAGCCCCCGGCAAGAAGAAGACACCAATGGCGGAAATGCGTGAGTATATCACGCAAGAACTCCAAGATGTATTAGATGATTGCGGTGTAGAGTATATTCTCTGTGGGGATTCGGAATACTTCAAAGCATATACCAAACAGTCCAAAGCAGAACCATTTATTGGTTATCCTGTGGATAGTCAGTTTGGTAAGCAAAAGGTGTTCTACATCCCCAATTACCAAGCTATGTTTTACAATCCTGAAAAGGTGACTCACCAGATCAAGGTTGCCATGGATGCCCTTCAGGGAACCATGGAAAGTAATTACAAAGCCTTGGGCAGTGACATCATTAAGGTTGCTGCATATCCTGATTCTCCAAAGGAGATCAAAGCATGGCTGGATAATATCCTAGCTATGAAAGGTGCTATCACACTGGACATTGAAGGCTTCTCACTGAAGCATTGGTCTTGTGGGATTGGAACCGTAACTCTTTGCTGGAACCAACATGAAGGAATTGCCTTTCCTGTTGATTACCATGCGAAGGGTGATGATGATTACGGTGTAAATCGTAAGAACCTCATCATCAGGAAGTATCTAAAAGACTTCCTTATAGCAATGTATAAGCAGAAACGGACGATCATCTATCATAACATCGCTTACGATGCTTATGCTTTGATCTATCAGTTATTCATGGATGACCTACTTGACCAAGAAGGTCTGCATGAAGGTCTGAAAATTCTACTCACCTATTGGGATTGCACGAAGCTAATCAGCTATCTTGCAACCAATAGCTGTGCAGGGAATGATCTGTCTCTGAAGACATTGGCTCATGAATATGCAGGAAATTACGCACAAGACGAAATCAATGACATTACAAAGATACCAAAGAGACAACTACTCACATACAATCTCACTGACGGCCTAGCGACATGGTATGTGTTCAATAAGAACCATCCCATCATGGTCTATGACCAGCAAAACGACATCTACAATACTGTCTTCAAACCAGCGATGGTGGACATTATTCAGATGCAGTTGACTGGTCTGCCTGTCGATATGGAAGAAGTGAAGAGAGCTAAGGTAGCCTTGACTAAAGACTACGACGAAGCTCTTACCAAGATTCAGAATTCCCTTATCATCAAAGAATACAGGGACATTCTCAATCATAACTTGGCCTATAAGGCCAATAAGAAATACGTTAAGAAACGTGTTTATGCCTCTGACTTCAATGAGACATTCAATCCCAATTCAGGGCCACAGATTCAGGAAATTCTCTATGAGTTCCTGCAACTGCCTGTCATTGCATACACAGATAGCAAAGCGCCAAGCTGTGATGCTGACACCCTGAAGTCTCTGAAGAAGCATACAGACAATCAGGATATCCTAGATTTCCTTGATGCTCTGTTAGCATATAAGGATGTGGAGAAGATTCTCTCTACATTCATTCCAGCATTGGAAGGTGCTCAGAAAGGCAAAGACGGTTGGCATTACCTATTCGGCAATTTCAACCTCGGTGGAACTGTATCAGGCAGACTATCTTCCAGTAAGCCTAACCTACAGAATCTACCGTCTACAGGAACCAAGTATGCGAAGATTCTAAAGAAGTGCTTCAAAGCTCCACCGGGCTGGCTGTTCTGTGGCTTGGATTTCGACTCTCTTGAGGATCGAATCTCTGCCCTGACTACCAAAGACCCAATGAAGCTGAAGGTCTATACCGATGGGTATGATGGCCATTGCCTCCGTGCATATGCCTACTTCAAGGATCAGATGACTGGCATTGATCCAAACTGTGTCAAGTCCATCAATAGCATTGCAGATGTTTATAAGCATTTGAGGCAGGAATCTAAGGTTCCTACCTTTGCTCTGACATATGCAGGCACATACGTTACCCTCATGGCGAATTGTGGTTTTACTGAAGAGAAAGCAAAGCTGATCGAACAGCGTTATCACGAACTATATGTGGTTAGTGATACATGGGTCGATACTCAGCTAGATAAAGCCTCTAAGGTGGGCTATATCACTGCTGCATTTGGTTTGCGTGTCAGAACTCCGTTGCTCCATCAGGTAATACGGGGAACCTCCAAGACACCTTATCAAGCCCAAGCTGAAGGAAGAACAGCAGGCAATGCTTTGGGACAATCTTGGTGTCTACTAAACTCTCGTGCTGGCTCAGAATTTATGGGTAAAGTGCGAAAGTCCAAGTGGAAACATAAGATCAAGATTTGTGCTCAAATTCATGATGCAAACTATTTCCTAATTCCAGATGATATTGAAGCGGTTATGTTCACCAATGAGCATTTGGTTAATGCAGCTAGGTGGCAGAACCATCCTGATATATATCATCCTGATGTGAAGCTGGGTGGAACCTTCTTTGTCTGTTTTCCAGACTGGTCAAAGGAAGTCACCATACCCAATGGAGCATCAGAAGAAGAGATAGTTGAAATCGTATCAGAAGCCACAGGAGGTTAGGTTGATCACCAAACCAATCACTTTCAAACGAGGGAATACGTTCGCATACATTTTCTCTCTAGAATTGCCGGAGGGATTCTCTCCGAAATTCTTCGAGCATTGGGTTCCCACTGCTCAACTGAGGAAAGAACGTAGCAGGGGCTGTGCTCCACCAATTGCAGATATCTCCTGCTATTGGGTCAATGAAGATTACACAGCACTATTGGTTTACCACAACCTAACTGGTGACTGGCCTCTAGGTCGTAACGATCTAGATATTCTTCTGACTGCTCCGGGTGGATATGAGACTCGAACTCAGACCATCCCTTTCATCTTCAGAACGGAGGTAACTCATGATTGAGTTTGATCTAGTGGGGACTCCTCTAGAGGGTCCAAAGGGCAAAGATGGATATGTGCATCTGGTCGATCTATCCGACATTTCAGGTCCGGGGTCTATTGGCTCCGGGTCTTATCTGTTGGTTCCAGTAGTTCGGTCAGTGCCAAATGAAGCCATGGTCGATCAAGTCGATCTACAGCTTCCATACAACAATCTGAATAAGCGGATTGCTATGTATGCCTATGCCAATACTGAAGGGGTTGATGTGGTGGTAGGCATCTCTGATGGAGATGTCCTCACCCCTATCAATACCGTGCCACCAACGATCCAAGGTCAGCTAATTGCTGGGGAGACTCTCCTTAAAGCAACCGATGGCACTTGGCTCAATAATCCAACATCATTCAGATATGAATGGACTTTGGATGGTGTGGCAATTCCCGGTGCTGTTGGTGTTTCATATGCTACATCAACAGACGATAAACTGAAGGTCATTGGCCTGAATGTTTATGCAACCAACGATGAAGGCGAAAGCCCAGCCGTTGCTGCAACTGGTGGTGGTGTCCTTCAAGACCCTGCCTCCATCTTTCCTGAATGGGACTATCTACCATTTCTGTATGTTTATCGTGGTGAACTCACTCCGCTGAATCTGACAGTCTTGGCAGCCAATCCCACAATCAACATCACAACTGCATTTGAGTCAGGGGTAACTCTGGCTCAGCGTGTTGTTGATACGTCACAGCCCACCTACACCACTCAGTGGAATTCCGTCATTGGCGGTAGCTTTGCTGCAAGTGGTGGTGAGGTATCTGTTCCCCTCACTGTGGATGGCACTGGAGCCACCTACAATGGGAATAAGGTTGTGCTCTCCAAGACTTCAGGGCTTGTATCCGCTGCTGCTGGACTAGCATTCTCAGGAGCATCACAACCAGATATGCCAGCCAGAATCCGCTTCTCTGCTATGGTCTATGCCCATCAGCAAGATAGCACTACGATTCTTCTTGGCATTGGTGAAAGTGGTGTTTGTGAAGCTACCTTTGGTATCCACTGGTCGAAGGCTCTGTTCTTCAGACTAAGCGCCAATGGTGTAACACAAACTGTTTATACCCCTTCCACCCTCATCAATCAATTCAATCCCCATACAGGGGAAATGCTACTCGAAGCTGAATGGGTCAATGATCCAGAAAGCGATGGTGGTCATGTTGAATTCTATGTGAATGGTGTGAAGTTCGGTATTACTGAACTTACTGCAACCAAAGTTTACGTAACCGCAAATAGCACACTTTACTCAAACAATGTGTTGGGTAGCTATCTGACTTCCGTAGACAATCTGGAAATCAATTACCTTCGCCTTTCATATAAGCGGCTTGATCCAGTAATCAGCTATGCTCCCGTGTCAAATGGGACAATCTCGAAGGCTACCTTTGAGAGCTTGTATGTCGATACCAGAACTCTGACCACAGATAGAGGGAACCAGAGATTGGATTACACCATCGACGGTGTAGCCAATTATCTTCTGATTGTTCCTGATGGTGTCAAAGGCTCACCCCCTCCAGCTAACCCATTCACTGTCCTTGAGACTGGCACTTCATATGCCACACTCGCAGATGCTGTTTGGGCAATTGGTAACGGGACTGGAACCATTGAAATTCAACCCGGTGTCTATGGTGATTCCGTGGTTCAGAATGGTGGCTCCATTACTTACCAAGGTTCAACCCTTGGTCCTGTCATCTTTGATGGTGGTATTGCTGAACAGAAAGCTGCACTCGTTCTTCGTGGTGTAGAGTCTGTTGTCCGCAATATCGAATTCCGCAACATGAAGGGTGATGAAACCAATGAAGCTGGTATCAGACATGAATCTGATGCTCTGCTCGTTGAGAACTGCATCTTCAGAGATAGTTACAATGGTCTAATCATTGGTGGTGATCGAGCCAACAGCTTTATCACAATCAAGAATACCCGATTCACCCGCTGTGGTTACACAGAAGGTGGTCCTGCTCATAGTGTTTACATTGGGCAGATTAACACGTTCACACTGGATAATTGCCAGTTTGATCGTGGCACTGGTGGTCACTATGTGAAGTGCCGTGCAAGAGCTATCAATATGCGGAATTGCTCCATTGACGATACGTTCGGTCAGGGTGTGAACTATCTGATCGACTTGTCGAATGGTGCAACAGGGGTAATTGATAATAACATCCTGATCCAAGGACGTTATAAGGACAATGCTCTGACTGTAATCACAATCAGTCCTGAAGGCCAACTCTGGTCGGCTGATGGTCTGGTGATTAGCGACAACACGGTATCCTTTGCGAATTACCCTGTCGGTTGGTCATTCCCCACAAACTTTGTGACAAACTGGTATGTAGATGATGTTACTCTGTCGAATAACACTATCGAAGCTGGTTTCACTCCGTATGTGGATAATTTCGCAAATCGTGCAACTGCGTAAGGGATAACGAAAATGATCAAAGTCGATCTTGTTGGCACACCTATTCAGGGTCCGCCCGGACCCAAGGGTAATGATGGTGATGGAGGCAAACTCCATCTTGTGGACCTCTCAGCAATTGAGGGTCCAGAAGCTATTGGGACGGGAACCTATCTGATGGTTCCCGTCATCACTGATGCACCAGCTTCTGAATTGGGGGATGAAGTTGATATTCAGCTTCCATTCTCTGATCCAGAGAAGAGAATTGGTCTGTATGCAACCACTGATGACGCAGGTGTAAACCTCGTCATTGGTGTTGCTAGTGATGGGCTTCCCCCTGTCACTCAGGTTCCAACTCTCGTATCTGCTCCAGCAATCACAGGCACACTGACAGAGGGTGTTACCCTCTCAGTGTCCACTGGTTCATGGACAGGCAATCCCACTGATTACGACTATCAGTGGACCCTTGGTGGCGTTGATATCATTGGTGCAACATCCACGATCTACACACTGCTCGACAGTGATGTAGACAGTGTGATTGGTGCCAAGGTTCGTGCAGAAAACGCTGCTGGTGAATCCATCTGGGTCAATGCCACAGGTGGGGGTGTCGTCAATCCAGAGACGGTTCCTCAAGCTCCAGCAAATCTCTCTGCCCCTGCTATCTCTGGCTCACTTGTTGTGGGTCAGACGATCAGTGTATCCACAGGCACATGGACTAACTCTCCTACTTCGTTCTCACGTCAGTGGACTCGAAATGGGATTGATATTCCCGGAGCCAACGGAAACACATATAACCTTCTAGCAATTGATGAAGGCACTACAATTGGAGCCAAGGTAAGAGCTACTAACGCTTCAGGTAACAGTGCTTATGTCGCTGCTACAGGCGGTGGTGTTGTTGATGGTGAAGAGATTCCTTCGGATGATTTCCCCGTCAATGTCACTGCACCAACTATCTCAGGCTCATTTATTTATGGGGAAGAACTCTCTGTAAACAATGGCTCATGGGATGTAATCCCAACTATGTATGAGTATCGTTGGACAAGAGCATCCAATCCTATTCTGAATGCTGATCAGAACACTTACACACCCATTCAGGGTGATACCGATTATGTAATCGGTTGTGAGGTTCGGGCTGGTAATTCAGCAGGTTGGTCTGCTTGGACAGTGGCTCAGGGTGCAAGTGTTGTTCTGAATCCAGCAGACGCTGATACTCCTGATACACTCTACGTTGCTCCCGGTCTTATCCTACCTCTCGGTGCTATCACCGAAGTAGGGAAGTCCTACAGCATTGCCTATGATGACACTGCATTTAACTTGAGAGAGAAGCGCCCATTCGACGTTACTCTATCTCGTAACTGTCTGTGGAATCTGGCCAATGATGGTGGGGTTATTGGGACAGGCCATGTTCCTGATTCAATGACTGAAGGTTTCGGTAACAGCTTGCCTTTGGGCTATTACACCTCGAACTCAGTTCAGGGTGAAGCTGCTGCTGCAAATGCTTCATGGGATTCAGTAAACCAGTGTGTGAATCTGGATACTGATGTTGCCATGTTTGCAAATGTGGTTGGAATTTTGCTTCAGGAAACCTCTGATCCAGCAACTACCTTTGCACCTTCAAGGTTCAGGGTTGAGTGGACAGGTGCCATTATCAACTACGGTGTTCGTCTGTTTGAAATGTATGAGTATCCCTCAGATCGTTTCAACATTCAGTATCGTTGGGCTGGTGGCACAGGTGACACTCTCGTCCTAGAAATGGGACGAAACAAAACTGCTGCTGATTTTACAAGCATCCAGCTTTGTGATCCCGCAACCTTTGCCCCATTCCTCCCTGACATTCATAAGTATGTCGTGGAATATGCGGACAATGGAACCACGAGAACTGTAACACTGACTATTGATGATGTGCTTATCAACACTGTTGATGTCACAGCATATGATAGGCCAAAGATCACGCCAAGCATGGCTATCTGGGTCAATGGTTCTATCGGCAATCTCAGTGATGCACGGGTCTGTAAGTTCAAGTCTCTGAAGGTGGACTATGATACCCCCGGTATCGACTACACCTATGAAACTGTTCCTGAAGGCTCAATCACTCCATTGGTAATTTCACGCCTTGTTGTGGATGCTACAGACAATGTTGTCCGTGCCCCATCACCTGTGACAATCACCAATACCACAGACGTTGAAGACAAGATCATCACCGTCATTGTGGATGAGTATGATGTGGAACCCGGTGACGCTTATAAGGCAGTCCTCGAAGACTGGTCTACTGGCGTAGGGATTCCTCATCCAAACGAATTGGTCATGACTCTACCGCAAGCTCAGAACTGTCGGTTTGAGGCCGATAGCCTGAACTATAAATGGTTTGAGTGTATTCCAAAGGGTCCGGTCCCAATCATTGGCGATCTGGCTTATGGCTGTGAATGTATCCGTATGGGCACATACTCAGTCTTCCAGTTCGTCTACTGGATCAATGTCCCTGAATCACCATTTGGTGATCCACAGGGCAAGAATACCTACATGGTTCCTCATAAGTGGAAAATCTACGACAAAGATAATAACCTCTTGGATACTATCGAACGTCCAGATGGTGGCCCACTCAATGGCCTAGACATTCCTAATGTCTGGGAAGGTGACTATGATGGTCGAGCCAATCCAATGGTAGACACAGGTAACTGGTGGTATCCACAAGGCACTGCTCGTTGCTCTATCATTTGGAGAAATCGTAATCCCCAAATCTATACTCAGAACCAAGTGTATGAAAATATGCCTGTGTTTGAGGCTCGTATCCCATTTAACTCATACACTGGTTTCTCAGTGAATGGTGGTGATGCGAGAGTCATGGGGACTTTCCAGCAGAATGGTTATGGTAACTGGCTTAACATGCCATGGGAGCCATTCGAGGTAGGCTACAGTTCAATTACTGAATGGGCTAATTCACCCAACAATACTGACCCATACGGTAATACCGTCACTGGTCCTTATACCAGTAATTCAACTAAGCCTAATGCTGGGCTTTGGCTCAAATACACCCCATTCAATATCTGTGGTAAATCACCACTGACAGGTAATGGTGGCACTCGTAATGAGCGTCAGGCAATTCCTGAACCAGTGGCAATCTACTGTCAGGATGTGAATGGTGTCCGTCATGTTGATCAGACTCCTCTGCTTAACATTGCACTAGACTATCTGACTTCATATGCTTCTGAGCCATATCACTCAGTGGAGAATGGTCGTTGTAAGCCTCTGTATAAGGGGAATCCAACCCGACCAATCTCAATGCGCTATCACTATTATGGTGCTGGTGAATCATACACCCCACCAGAACGTGCATGGTATGCAATGGCATCGTTGGATAATCGTGCTGACTGGATTACCCAAGAATACCCAATGCGTTGGAGGGCAACCCCTGACACTTACGGTATTCGTTGGGCTGTTGATCCAACTCATCCATATTTTGGTGGGTTTGGTATCGACTCACTCCATGGGCATCAGTTCCCATATTGGGGTAGTTCACTGTTCAAGACTCCTGAATTTGCGATGATGGGTAATCAGTTTACCGATCAGACCAGACTCTATTCAGGCGGTTCCAGTGCAATCATCAATGTCAATCAGTCCGAATGGGCTGGTCGATCAGCAGCTTGGGTTCACCAACATGCTGCATTGGCTTGGCATTATGGTTCACAGAATAGTGATCGTCTCTACAGCCGTAGTGAAATCTTGGATTGGTTGGTTGCTGACTATGAAGGTTGGGCAGCTAACTATGGTGATGTCTATTTCAATCCACCCTCAGATATCTTTACTGAAGGTGAAATTGATATTCTGAAGCTGGACTCATATGTCTGCAATGTCTTTGGCATGGCAGTGAAGTATGAAACTTCAGGTGCAGCATATCAGGACGTAGGCTACTCCGAATTCCAAGCTGGCTATTGGCTGGCATCACTGTTCACCATGAAGTTCTATGGCATGGATGCAGCTATCAGAGCCAGAAGCTCTATTGCTGGTGAAGTGTTCGACTTCATGTGTGATGCACATGCAGAGCGTGTAAGACAGAGAATCAACAATGGGTTTGATATCCCACCTGCTGATAATCAGTATTACAGCATTTCAGTATGGCGTCAGAACTGGATGACTAATCTTAATGACATGTCAGACGTAGCTGCCTTGCCACATTCATATGCTGCCTCAAGAGCACGCATGTTGACTGACGGTTATACAGCTACATGGGATAGATACACTCTTCCCGGCAGTTCAACGTCAAACTCCAGAGACGGTCAGGGAACTGACTTGCTTCTGGCTGCACCAGATACGCTCATTCGTATGGGCTACACTGATACACAAATGCAGAACGCTAAGGTGATCGCAGACAATGCGTTTGCAACGAAGCTGGCTGAACAAGAAGCACTAGGTAGGGCTGCTGGCTCAACTTGGTTCATCTATTCCCAGACTTCATCACAAACCCTAGCAAACCCGCTCTAATAGACATTAGAGTGAAAGTAAGGAACCAAGGGATTATGTCTCTTGGTTCCTTTTCTTTTGGAGAATCTAAATGACCGACACGAAGCTACACAACTATTTCATTGCTGCTGGCATCATCATCTTTGTGGATGATGAGGCTACCTTCGCTCAGCGAGTGGACAGCAATGCACTCATCATCAATGATGATCCTGTTTTCAATCTCAAGGCAGTTGGCCGTATCCAACAGGCACTTCAGGTGCAGTTCCTTCAGAAGATGCAGGGCAACCCAAACAACCCAAAGATCATGGATGTGATCATCACCAATCTGGTTCCTCTGGGCCGTATGTCGGAAGAAGATTTCCGTGCTGGCACCGAAGAAGCAGAACTGAAGGCACAGGCTGAGGGAGCATTCAATGGGACTCGCAGCAAGGCATCCGAAGTTCTTTCAAGCGATACAGGAGGAAATGATGGGAGCGTCGAGACAGGAACAGGAGTTTCGGGAAGCGCTGGAGAAGCTGAATCCACCACCGGAGAATCAGTCGATGGCGGAGATAGTGCAGAAGCTGGCGAAGCAGGAACTAGCGAAGGGCTTACCAGCTAAGCTCGCTCAGGAAACTGAAGTTAAGGGTGGCCGTGTGAACTACTATCTAGTTCATGTGGATCACCCACAAAGGGAAGATCAGGAACCTTATCAGGCAGAGTGTGAAGACATCATCGAAGCACTTGAACTGAATCCAGATGAGGCTAATATCTTCAAGGAAATTTGGCGTGGAGCCAATGCCCGAAAGCACAATGGTAAACCCGGTCACACTGCTCTCTATGGAGCGCAGAAGATCGTCCATTATGCTGGACGCATCTTGAGAAGAATCTCAAGAACTTCCTAATCTGGAGCCATGGGAATGATCACGAATTTTAATAACATTTCCCTGTCCCTAGCAGTCTGGCTGGTAAACGATGATTACGATTACGTTTATCAGCCAAACTATATCAGTGTTACCACATTGATGAAGCCGCTGAAGCAACTCATCATGTCACGCAGAGTGAAATATGATGAGCAGAAATCAGATGTGCTTGATTATGTGAATCGTGCATTAGGGAATGCAGTTCACGATAGCATTGAGAAAGCTTGGGTCACAAACTATCGGACTAATCTTGAAAAGCTAGGTTATGGTCCAAAGACCATTGACCGGATCAAGATCAATCCTGATCCATCGACAGTCACCGATGATGACATTCCAGTCTACATCGAACAACGCATCTTTAGAGAGTTCAATGGATATACTATTGGTGGCAAGTTCGATCTGGTGGCGGAAGGCCATGTCGAAGACAATAAGTCTACTTCCGCTTTTAACTGGTTATACGGAACAAGAGATGAAGAACATATACTTCAGACATCTCTTTACCGATGGATCGACTCGGTATCCGAGACCCCGATAATTACTGAAGGTTTCATGCGGGTGAACTATGTGTTCACTGACTGGCAGAAAATGTCAGCCAAAACAAATCCCGCATATCCTCAGCAACGGGTTCTACATAAGGATCATGAGCTTAATTCCTTGAGTGACACTGAAAAATGGGTAACTCATAAGCTGGAACAACTTGAGAAGTATTCTAAGACTCCTCAAGATCAGCTTCCACCATGTTCCGATGAAGACCTTTGGCGGTCTGATCCTAAGTTCAAATACTATAGCGATCCAGAGAAAGCCAAAGACCCAACTGCTCGATCCACAAAGAACTTTGAGACACTAGCTGACGCTGCTGCTTTCAAAGCTGAAAAGGGAAAAGGCGTTGTCGTCACTGTCCCCGGTGAAGTGAAGCGGTGTCCATTCTGTCCCGCTTACGATATCTGCAACCAGCGTAGAGAGTATTTCCCCGATGATTGAGCTAATGGATACGGGCCATCATCCCGCCATTGAAGAAATAGTCGAGGTCTTATGTGCAAAGACCCAAAACAAAGATAAAGGATTTTTTAGAACAGAGGTGGCCTATTTCCTTGCTAAGATGGCAAGCTGTCAGAGGGCTGTCATTGTCACGAAAGATCGTGGGGAAGTGCCGGTAAATATCTATGCACTGGCTCTAGCTACCTCTGGCTTTGGTAAGGGATATTCCGTCAACATCGTTGAACAGGAATTCCTCCAAGGCTTCGAGAAACGCTTTATCGAAGAAACAATGCCCATCATTGCTGAAAAGCATTTGTGGGAAATTGCTGATGATCGTGCTGTCAGAAATGGCACCGATCAACAGGAGGAATACGATCAGGCTCTGAAGGAGTATAACTCAGGTGGTGCTTATGCGTTCACCTTTGATAGTGCTACTCCTCCAGCCGTTAAGCAACTTCGTAATAAGTTGCTGATGGCAAAGGCTGGCAGTCTCAATCTTCAGATTGACGAAATCGGTTCCAACCTCATTGGCTCAGTCGATGTGCTGAATCTATTCCTTGAGTTGTATGACCAAGGGATGGTGAAGAACAAGCTGACCAAGAACACTCAGGAAAACAAACGAGGTGAAGAGATCACCGGTAAGACTCCAACCAATGCACTGCTGTTTGGCACTCCAAGCAAGCTGTTGGATGGTGGTCAGACTGAAGATCAATTCTACTCATTCCTTGAGACAGGATATGCAAGACGTTGTTTGTTTGGCTTTGGCCAGCACACAATTCGTGCATCCGATTCCATGACACCAGAAGAAATCTTCAATGCCCTAATCAGCAGGGATCAATCTGATACCGTTAACAAATGGTATTCCCATTTCATGAAGCTGGCAGATGCTACGATCCATGGATGGAAGATGCAAATGCCTGATGATGTGGCAATTGAACTGATCCAGTATAAGATTGCTTGTGAGCGTGAAGCTGACAAAATGAAAGAACATGAAGATATCCGTAAAGCGGAAATCTCTCATCGTTATTTCAAAGCACTCAAGCTGGCTGGTGCTTATTCCTTCGTGGATCAACTTCAGTATATCTCGATGGAAAATCTCCATCGTGCTATCCTGCTTGTTGAGGAATCAGGTAAGGCTTTCCAAGTTATCTTGGATCGTGAGAAAGCATATGTGAAGTTGGCGAAGTATATCGCTGACGTTGACACTGAAGTCACACATGCTGATCTTCTCGAAGCCCTACCATTCTATAGCTCTACCAGTAGCCGTAGAAATGAAATGATGTCTCTGGCCACAGCATGGGGCTATAAGAAGCACATCATCATTAAGAAGACTTTCGTTGAAGGTATCGAATTCTTCAGAGGTGAAACTCTGAAGGAAACTAACCTTCAGGAAATCATTCTATCCCACAGTGACAATTGGGCTTATCATTATGAACCAGAAATGGTTCCATTTGAGAACCTAGACATTCTCACTCAGGCAGAAGGTCTTCACTGGTCGAACCATCACTTCAAAGGTGAGCATCGTAAGGAAGAGAATACCATTCCGGGATTCAACCTCATTACGATTGATGTGGATGGTGGAACATCATTGTCGTTGGTTCATGAACTGTTGAAAGACTACAAGTTCATTACCTACACAACGAAACGACATACCGAAGAGGAAAATCGTTTCAGGTTGATGCTTCCAACAAATTATCACCTTGAACTGGATTCCGATGAATATAAGGAATTCATGAATGCAGTGATGGAATGGTTGCCTTTCCCCACTGACGAAGCAGCGAACCAACGAAGTAAGAAGTGGGAAACCTACCATAATGGTGAGTTCACACTGAACATGGAAGGTGATCTTCTGGATGTGTTGCCATTCATCCCTAAGACTTCACGCCATGAACAATACAAAAACAGCATGAAGAGTCTGTCCAGTCTCGATAATCTGGAACGGTGGTTTGCTGCTCGAATGGTATCAGGCAGCAGAAACAATCATATGATTAAGTTCGCACTAGCTCTTGTAGATAGTGGAATGGATTTCATTGATGTTTCAAACGCAGTCCATAGCTTCAATAAGAAGCTAGATTCCCCACTACCAACGGACGAGATTGATTCTACCATTCTTCGTTCTGTTGCCCAAAAATATAAGGCGTAACATGTCCGAAGATGTAAACAATCAACTCGTTCTAATTAGTGGTGAATCTGCGTCAGGCAAGTCGACAAGCCTCATGAACATCCGAGATCAGCCTGATTGGCTGTATCTTGGGTGTGAGGCTGGTAAGCGACTACCATTCAGAAACAAGTTCAACGATATTCGTATCAGCGATCCTTATCAGGTTTATGAAGGGTTCGATGCTGCTACCGGAGACGGTGAAATTGCAGATGAAACCAAGGGGATCATCATTGATACTTCAACATATCTAATGGATATGTATGAGTCTCAGTATGTTCTCCCATCATCGAACGGCCAGAAAGCATGGTCTGACTATGCTCAGTATTGGAAGAATCTCCTTCAGACGAAGGTGGTTCTGTTCGAGAAACCTGTCATCATCTTGGCTCATACCAAGACCAGCTATGACAAGGAACTTCTGGCCAACGTAACATGTGTTCCCGTTAAGGGTGCATTGGCCAATAATGGCATTGAGTCATATTTCTCCACCGTGGTTTCCACGAAGAAGATGACTCTCAAAGACCTTGAGCCATATGAGAATGATCTACTCACCATCACGGAAGATGATGAGATTCTCGGCTACAAGCATGTCTTCCAGACTCGTCTGACGAAGGCAACAATACACGAACGTATCCGCTCACCAATGGGTCTGTTCAGCAGGGAAGAAACTTACATCAACAACGATGCACAGCTTCTTCTGGATCGTCTTAACGACTTTTACAACTGAGGTTAGAATATAATGGCACTTTTCAAGAAAATGGGAACTGACAATCTGGAAGAAAACACCGACTTTGTTGGTGGTGGCTTCACAGTTCCCTCAGACATTTATACCGGCACCATCAAGATGGCCTATGTAGGCGAATCGAAGAAGGGTGCTCAGTTCCTCGGTCTGGAATTCGAGCATGGTGGTAAGACCCACAAGGAACAGGTCTACTTCACCAATGCAAAGGGTGACAACTTCTACGAGAAGGATGGTAAGAACTATGGTCTTCCCGGTTTCTATACCGTGAACGATCTCTGCATCCTGATCACTGGCGAAGCTCTGGAAGAGATGGACCAGTATGTCGAAGAGAAGAAGGTCAACATATACGATCCAGACGAGAAGAAGGAACTGCCCAAGAGCGTTCCTGTCATCACTGCTCTGCTAGGTGGTGAAGTGGCACTGGCCATTCTGGAAACTCTGGAAGACAAGACTGAGCTTCAGAACGGTGAATATGTTCCCACCGGCAAGACCGTGAAGCGGAACAACATTGCCAAGGTTCTGCATCCAGAAGCCAAGGCTACTGTCAGCGAAATCACCAAGTTCCTGAAGGACAATCCTGACGGTGACGTTTCAGAAGTCGAAGGCGTCTTCTGGGACAAGTGGCTCGAAAAGAACAAGGGCCAGTGCATCGACAAGACTGCTGGTGCAAAGGGCGGCGGCAAGTCCGGTAAGCCCGGTTCACCTCCACAGGAAGGTGGTGAACGCAAGAAGTCTGGTCTGTTCCAGAAGAAGTGATCATTCCAGTCGCCGGAATGGACCCCAGCTTCACACATTGGGGTATTGCCAAGGCTAATCTTTGCCTTGACTCTGGCGAACTCAGCACCCCTCAGTTGACTGTTATTGAACCAGAAAAGCTTAACACAAAGCAAGTAAGGGTTAATAGTTCTGACATGTTCAGATCAGAGCAGTTAGCTGAGGAGGTTCTGAGAGTCGCCCAATCCTGTAAGGTCATGTTTGTGGAAGTTCCTGTTGGCTCACAGTCAGCAAGAGCTATGACCTCATATGGGGTGTGCGTCGGTATCCTTGGAATGCTTAGGTCCATGGGACACCAAATAATTGAAGTGACCGCATCAGAAGTGAAATACCATCTGACCGGAAACAAGAATGCCACTAAGCAGAATATGATTGATGAGGCGGTCAAGTTGTATCCCAACTCAAATTGGCCTACTCGGAAATTAAAGGGCAAGGTTGAGATTACCAGCAAGGCAGAACATGCCGCAGACGCTATCGCTGCAATTCATGCTGGAGTCCACACTCCGGCATTCCAGACCCTAATGCGGCTTTTGGAAAAGGTGTGAAATGAAATTTACCATCGAAAAGTCGGTCATTGCATCACTGGTGCAGGACCACGTTTCAGCCCTGATCACAATCAACCCCAACGCATCACTGGATATCTCATTCAGTGAAGAGGGCGTGACTGTGGCAATTGTCAATGCAAGCGACGTTGTTCCCACTGCGGAAAACATCATCCCTGCAAACACTGTCACCAGCGCCCCTGCGGAACCCGCTGAGGCTGAAGAGAAGCCGAAGCGTAAATATACTCGTCGGACTGTCGAGGTTGCTGAGAAGGCTCCTGAGCCAGAATCAGAACCAACACCAGCCGATGAGGGACAGGCAGAACTTCCATTCGAGCCAGATGGTGAACCCGTCTCAGTCGAAGAAGAAACTCCTGTTGGCGAAGAGCTTGCCCCTGAATATCAGGAAGACAAGGCTCCAGCCGTTGTGGAGGAAGCACCTCCATCAGCACCAAAGCGTGGACTGTTCTCTGGTTTGAAGAAGCCAGTTAACAACTAATGGGTGTGGCCGGTAAGCTGCTATTAGGATTAGTGGCTCTGGGACTATTCATGGTTCTCTCGACAGCCATTGTAGTTGCGGCCCCCTACATAGCGGCATTCGTTGTGATCTGTCTTATCGGATGGGTCATACTCCATGACGATGATCCGCCTGCTACCACGTAATGAAATACCCCCGGAGATTTCTCTCTGGGGGTATTTTGTTTTTAGAAGATCAAACTGTTCCATGGATTCATATTGAATCCCTGAACTGCCATCCCCGGTCCAATCGAATATCCTAGCGAACCATCGGTTGCCTGATAGAAGATGTTATCCAGAAGTGGTGAATCAATATCACCAAGAATATCTGGAGTTGGAACCAAGGAATAGAACAGGGCATGGACTGGATTCTCTCGGATCATACTTAGCGCAACCTTTGTTGATCTAAGCTTGAAGTTCCAGAACCAGAGCAAGCCAACATTCTCCAGCTTCTGTCTAACCCGACCACGAACCTTATCGTAATTGACATACTCTTCAGAAATCTTGGGAAGAGCATCTTCCTTTGAAATCTTCTTAGTCTTGGTCATATGGTCATACAGGACAGCCTTTGCAACAAAGTCACCATAGTTCACTGAAGTCTGTAGTGCTTTGAACAGAGGGGTATCTGAAGCCAGCCAATAGTATTTCAGTGGCTCCTTCAACATACCAGACTGAGGAATCTTGGATTCAATCCAATCCATCCATCTACCAGTGGCAAGTGGATTATCAGCCTTATCCAAATCTTCAGCAATTGAACTGAACTCACCAGCAGCAATTAGAGGCCAGATGCTTAGACGCTTCTGCATATCCTCAATTGTCTTTAGCTTAGCTTCAGCCTGAGCAATTCCTCTAGTATCGTTAGCACCCTTAGCTGCCAGCAGATCAGACTCATAACGAATATGATCTCTCTGGCTCTTAGCGTAGGTCTGAATTTCATTCAGCTTCTTTGGAACACCAGAGATCAAAGCATGTAGTGGAACACCACGGGTAAGTAGCTGACCCATGTTAGAGATAAAGTTGCCCCATGGGACGATCACTGACCGAACCACAATGGTCTTACGAATATCGCCCACTACACCTTCCACGAACCGTTCAGCCTGAACCAGTTTCTTGAAGGCATCCCTCCCCAGAAAACCAGTTGCCAGATTAACGATTGCATTCTGTGTGTTCTCATTGAACCGGGTAACACCAGTCCATGAGTCACCTACAGATGCAGCACGATAACCAACAACATCATTCAGCATATCCTTACGGACAGGAATGAAATTGTTCTCACCGAACAGTTCAGCAGCTTCTGCCTTCATTCTAGGAGACAGCAGCTTCACAGCATCAGCCAACACTGGATCACGAGCCAACTCAGCATCATCCAGAATATTGATATAGTCACCGTTGCTATTAGCAGGGCGTCTATCGTGCATATCCTTCAGAGCACCCAGAAGCTCAGTATTGAAGACGATTGCATTCTCTTCCTCAAACTGACGACCTCTCCATGCACCCAGCATATCAGCAAGATCAGTGCTACGATCCAGCAGTGCATCCATTGCAGGATCAATAGTCCGCTCAAAGGCAATGATATCCCCATCCTTGTTGAAGATGGGTGACAGGCTCTCATTACCACGATCAGTCCGTGGGCTATTAGCAATCCGCTGAACCTTACGTGGGTCCATAATGATACCAGCATGGCGAACACCAAAGCTGAAACCACGGATAGGATCAACACCGCCGACAGTCTCATTCACATTCTGTGAAATGCCCTGAGTGAATGGGTTGTTACCAGTCACAGGTGAATAGTAATAGCCCTTGGTATTGAAGCTCGCACGAGTCTCCTTGTTTGAGCCATTGTAGTCACCCTTACGGACATAACCCAGACGTTCCAGTCTTGCACGGTCGGTATCTTCAGCAACGATCAAGCTGATGCCTTCACGCTGTTCAGAAGGGGTATAGCCCTTATAAACATTGTAGGCGACATCATCAGTGACCTTGGCCAATTCATCCTGTCTAGCACCCTGCACCTGAGCAATCAGATACTTCATAGCATCTGGCTCATTGGTCATCAGTTCACGAATGGTGTTCCGATGTGCAGCATCCATGCTCTGGAAAGCATAAAGGGAAATCAGTGAATCAATTGTCTGAACTTCATCAACAGTTGAATTCGCCTGATTGTTCATGCCTCTCAGATCAGCAACAGCCTTTGCATTACGCAGAAGCATATCGCCATAAACACCTGTGTTCATGAAATTGGCAAGCTGCTTAGCCTTAGCAATTCTGTCAGCCTTCAGAACATTGTCAGGCAGGATACCTTCCAGTCTAGCAATCTCTGCACGGACATTTGCATCTGAACCAATGACCTCAAGCATTTCACTCTGGGTCATATGGTTCCGAAGAGCAGCAATGTCAGTCTTGGCAATACCACGGAACAGTGAAGTCCACTGTGCAGCCGTAGGAGCCTTCTTGAACTTACCCTTGATAATCTTGGGCAACTGCTCACGATACTTCTCACGGCCCTGTGAAACCACTGACTTCACAAGCTTGATAAGATCATAGACGCCAGCATTGGTTTTGGTTCTACCAACGATATCTGAATAGGCTGCACGGATAGTATCCCAACCTTTCAGACGGTTAATCATCTGCATCATGCTTTCTGAGTTGGCTTCACCCACTTCAGCATTGATAACGCCTGTCAGCATCTTACCGACACCAGCAGCGATATTCACATACTTATTCTGGGTAGTATCCATTACCCGTGAGAGCTTCTCATCAGCAATCTTGCTCAGACGTTCCATGTTCTCGACAAAGAAATCATTCGCCTTGTCCAGATAACCATGACCCTTACGTGATGCCATTTCAGCAGCAGTCTGTGCCTTGGACAGATCACGAGTCATATGCCCAATGAGATTGTCCACTGCTTCCTTAGCATTGGTAGCTTTGCCGGTAGGAGCAACATAGTTGTTCAGACCCTGCATAGCTCTTGAGCCAAGATCATTCAGAGTGGCTCCAACACCTTCAAACTTCCAATCCTTATTCTTAGGAGTCTTGAGCTTCTCAAGAACCTTTCTGAATTCTGGATCAATTAGTGACAGAGCCAAGAATGCTGGGATACGGGTTGACACTCCATCTGCACCAGTGAGTGCAGTGGTGTTACCCATAACAGCATTATACTTTGCAGTAGCCGTAGCAATCTCAGCAGGGTTGGTTGATTCAGGATTTGCTAGGAAGTCAGTGACATCCAGCTTCTCCAGAACAGTCTGATAGATATCAGCGATACGAGCGAAGGCATTGCCTTCAAGGCCCATACCCTGAGACATAGCAGTAACCATTACAGCAAACTGATTCTTCTGTTCAGCATCCATTGGGAATGCAGCACTGAAGTCATTTGCTACCCTACCACCGATACCAATGCTCTCTACGTTAGCAGTGCCATTGGCTTCTTCTCTTCTACCCTGAAGAGCAGTGCTCAACTGAGAGAACAGCTTACGCAGCACAGGGCTTTCTGCCTCTTCATGAGCCAGTGAGATACCATTGGCGATATCAGCAACCGAAGGTGCCTCAGTCTCTGTAGTCAGAATCTGAGTGTTAAACCGCAGATTGCTAAGGATATCATGTCTGGGTTCCCAGAACTTAACAGCACGGAAGAATTGCTGAACCGCTCTCCAAGCCTTTTGAGTCCAGCGGACAATCTCTGGTGAAGCCTGCGTCTTCGATGCAACATATCCCAACTCCTGATTGGAAAGTGTCCAAGCCATAAATTCATTAACAGCAATTGCTCGATTGAGAATCTCATCAACAAAGAGATCATTCTCATTCTGAGACAGTGCATTATTAATGACGTTGGTTAGACGACGATATGCAGTCTTAGCCTTATCTGACCAACCAGTCGTATCATAATCCATGTTAATGAACTGGTCCATCAAAGCTTCAATACGTTCAACAGCATCCATCTGTTCTTCTGAAGCAGAACCATTCAAGCTATTGTAAACAGTATTGAAAGTGGCAGCATGAATAAGTTCATGCACCAGTGTTTCCATTGACTGCGTGTTCAATAGAATACGATTGGTAGCTGGATCAGACAGACCACGAGTAGTTGATTTGCTCTTAGCCATTAGGTCAGGAGCATATTTTCTACGAGCTTCTGCTGAGCCAAAGATGATCTTTACATCTTCGCTATTAGGCAGCTTCAGTGACTGAACCAATGAGATAAGATTCTTATCGGTGGTCAATGCTGCAATGTTCTCAATCAGCTTATTAGCACGAATTACATATGCACCAGATTCCTTATGGACAACAGCAAGACCCTTCATACGTGAAGGAAGCTCAAAGTTAGATACTTCCTTTGGCTCCTGCTTTGCCATGAATTCATCATAGGCATCATTCAGCATCTGAAAAGTCTGCTGTTCATCAACAGCGGTCTTATCCATGTTCTTGGTGAATGATGAACCAGTAGCAGCCATCTGGTCTACAGATAGTGCAACCTGATTAAGTGCATACTGACGAGCATCAATCTCCCGTGAAGCTCTCTGCAAATCACGCAGAATGCTTTCAGGAGTATTTTCATCTGATGCCATATCAGCCAGCATTTCAGGTGACAGGTTCTTAACCATACCTTCAAACTGCTCAGTGAAAACCTTCAGAGCATTGAAGTCCCATGCTTCACTGACAGCTTCATTATACTTGACCGAATCCACAGGGATACGATCCAGTGACATGTGCATACCGTCATAGACAGCCAGAACCTTTTCAATACCCTTCATGAAAGCATTGATTACCATTCTGGCATCACCAAAGTTAATGGTGGTCAGAGGCACTGCTCTAACACCCATGGCTCCGGGAAGATTGACCTGACCGGGAACATTGTGATTGCCATCAAGGCTGCTCACAAACTTCAGTTCACTACCACTGTCCATAGTCAGACCAGCCTCAGTAGGGCTGAGATTCAATGACTGGAGATTCTCATCAATCTGGGGCTTAACCCAATTGAGTGAATTCTTGATCTTCTTCAGTTCATTCTCTGACAGGAAGTGATGGTTCTGGAATTTAGGATCAGCACGCTTCTTTTCCTTCAAAGCATTCTTGATCGCTTCATCCATCAGCTTTGCATACAGTTCATTCTGCATGTTGGAAGCTGCGATAAGCAGACCAGTGGTTCCCAGAGTATCGACCATCACTGAATTGATGGAACGAACCATAGGATTCACATACATTGCTCTGACATTGGCATTGATTGTGTTGACCTGTTCAGAAGTAAACTTGAAGTTTCTCCAACCAGCTTCATCAGCAGGGAATGAGAAATCGGTGTTCTGCTTGTCAAAAACAAAGCTCACACCATCAGACTTACGAGTCCCCAGCTTATTATGAACCAAGTGTCCAATGAGATTCTGCATGTTAGCAAAAGCTACTGGATTGCTGCCTGTGGTCAGATGTTCTGAAACTGCCTCATAGAAGCTGGCCAGAATATCCTGAGTGATGCCAGCAGAGATTGAGGCTTCACCTGCACCATAGATAAACTTGGTCAGAGGATTCTTCACAGAACCACGAGTAGTCTCCAGCTTACCTTTTGCATTGGTGACAATGCCATTACCTGTATCGTGGATAAGCGTAGTCACCGCACCAAACATGTTACGGATTTGGTTCTCATATCTATCGGTGATCTGACCCTTACGATTAGCAGCCCGTGCAGTATTCAGAATATCATCGACCAGTGAACCAAGACGCTTAGTAAAGCGATCAGCAGTTAGTTCATAAAGATCAGCAATCTTCTGCTTACCTGAGAAGTTAGGCTCAGCTTCAGTCCCAGCAGCATCACCGGGGAACACACCTACTCTCTGGAAATCACGAAGCTGGTTCAAAGTGAATGCACCAGTTCCATACAGGAACAGGGCACCAGCAGGACCATTGGTTCTACCATCAGCTTCCAGATACAGTGAGGTGGTGAATCTCTGAAGATTGCCTTCAGCCTTAGCCTGATTGTAACGAATGAAATCAGTCAGAGCATGAAGCATGAATGGCGATTTGATATTATCCTGTAGGACATTCATTGCCTCTACAGTGACTTCACCATCACCCATCAGAGTTTCAAGAGTCTCCAGCAGATTACCCATGTCCTCAGAGAACAGGGTATCCTTAGCCTGTTGAACAGCCTGTTCTGGAGTCATCTTGTCCAGCTTCTTACCCAAAGCCTGAGCCATCATGAGATAGTAATTATGCTCATTGACTGGATCATTCATATCCACCGTTGCCTTAGTAGGTAGGAGGAATTCACGAATGATCTTAGCAGCAACAGGGTTCTGCTCACCGATCATCATCAGACGACCGACTGAGGTAATCTCTGAACCAAAATACATTGGAACATTGCCCAGAGCATCCTTGGTGTCATTGGCATATTCCTGAAGCATGGAGAAATACTTCTCAAAGGCATCAAAGGCAGAAATCACAGTGAGGTTCTTGCCTTCCTTTGAGAGTAGGTCTTCCCTGTTCAACTTAGCTGGATCAGCAATTGGTGAACCAAACAGACGAACAAGATTATCCTTGCCCAGCTTCTGATACAGATTAGCCATAGTTGTATTGGCATACAGTGGAGTATTCTGGATCAGTCTAACAGCCCGCTGCTCATCACGAGTAAGGGGAGTATCCTGACGCAGACGAGTCTTAGGCATACGATCCAACTGCTCACCAATCGAGACTGGATTGTCTCTCTCAGTCAGAACAATGTCATCCATTGCATTGGGATATGAAGACACATCCTTAATTCTCTGGCGTGCCTCATTCTGTAGCTTAGTCTTCTTACCGGGAGTGAAGCCACGGAAATCGAGATAACCATGCTGGCTCTTACCAGTCTTGAGAATACCAGATTCAATATAGCCAGCAGTCTCAAAGGCTCTCAGCACTTCAATAGCCAGACCATCCATCATGCCGTTGGCAATGCCCATTGGGGCATTAGGATCAACAGACACACCAAGGTAATCAGCAATCTTACGTGATAGCTGATAGACCGCATCATTATACATGATGGTGTTGTTGACTACGCCTTCAATCCAAGGAGTTACATTGGAAGGGTCCATACCAAATGCCTTGGCAATATCTTCCTTATCCTTGTTGTAGTGGACACTGTTGCCGGTAATCACAAACTGCATTGCAGCCATGATTGCCTTCTCAATGATCTGAGGATTCCACTTACCATCAGGACCAACGAAGTTCAGAACCTTACCCTGAACCAAGTTGAATCTATCATCCCGCTTAAACATGTTGGGATTCTGTTTCATGGCAGCAGCAAGCTGCCTGTTCAGAGCATCCTGAACAACACCCATTGAACGGAATAGATTGTGATAAGCCTGAGCTACCTTCTTGGTATAACCATTTGCATTGGTTCCAGAAACCTTCTTCAGACTTTCCTTATCGAATAGTGCATCACCTACAAAAGCCTGCGGTGAAGTGTTCGTTGCAATACGGCTCTTCTTAAACTTAGCCTTGAACATAGTCAGGAAGTTAGAGCCTTCATGAAGATCAGTGTAAACTGACTGAAGGGTAGGAGCATTTGGCTCCTCAACTTCTTCATCCACATTTGATTCTTCAGACGCATCAGTGCTTTCCTCAGAATTATCTTCTGAAGAATCAGTGACTTCTGGAGTTTTAGGCTTTTGATCCTGATTTGATTCAGTCGCTCTAGCCTTAGCTTCAGCTTCCTGTTCCTCTCGTTCACGCTGCATTGCTTCAGCATTACGATTGGCATTCTCCTTACGGAGAACGGCAAGGGTAGCTCTGTCTTGCACAGTCGCCTTATTGTCTTCGATCATTGATTCGAGACTGGTGATTCGTGACTGTAGTGCTCTGTCAGAGATACCCCGTGCCTGTTCAGGAGTTACTCTGGAACCACGGGATTCTGTTCCTGAAGTTTCGCTTCCGCTTTCTTCAGTGCCTTCTCGGCTGCTTTGCGTGACTGACGTTCCTTCAGACTGTTGAGTCCGCTGAGGATTAGCGTTTCCGCTACTGTCAGAAGTAGACGTTTGAACATTCTTTTGACCCTTATACCGATTTACGACTTCATCAATTGAACCATCAAAGAGAGGGTTCAGTGTGCCTACATCAATCGTAGGAAGATTGAATTCAGGATTCTGCTCCACAAGGTTGTTATAGGTATTGGTGATTGCCTGAGCTTCTAGCTGGATACGCTTAGCCAGACGCACACTGTCCTTTGCTCTGCCATTCATCCAAATCTTGAGATTGGATGGAACCCACTTACGCTGTGCAGCAGTTCTGGCTGGAACCACTGCCATATAAGGCTTAGCCAGCTTTTCACTATAAGCATTGTCCTCAATAGCTGAGTTCACAGTGGCCAACTTGTTCTGCATGTGTGCAGCAAAGAAACCTAGATTATCTAGGTAATCCTTTGCAGAGACATCATCATTGGCCATCAGTGCATTATAGAAACGGGTGTAATGGTCACGCAGTGATAGAGCCAAAGGAGAACCTTCCTGTGGGTTATCCTCAAAGCGTGACTTAATCATGTTGTCAGTGACAGCATTGATATTCTGAATGGCAATCTGCTCTGCATTCTTACGCAGAGTTTCCTTCATATCATGATATGCCTGAGCACCTTCCAGAATCTTACGATTCACTGGTGAGAATTCAGGATCAGATTCATCATGTTCCAAAATGGTTGAGATAACCTCTGGGCTTACAGCTTCAGGATCAGAAGCCACAGCAGTAGCTACTGCACTAGCAGTCTGCTTACCTTCAGGAGTTGCCATAGCTTCAGCATTCACCTGTTCAGGGGTGACTGCCGCAACCTGTTCCCTAAACTGCTGAACCATGCGCTGAACAATAGGATGGCTACCCATCTTATCCATAAGATCATTGTATTCAATGAGCTTATCAAATTCAGGGTCATCCTCATGAATAGCAGCAATTGCTTCATCTAGATCAGCTTTGATCTGAGAATTATTCTGAAGAACAGTTTGTGCGATATAAGCACCTGCTTCCAGACGCTGTGCATTTGTGAAGTCAGAATCTTCCACAATTGCCATAGCAGTGTCGAGAGCATCAAACTTATCAATTGAATCTTCCAGATATGATTGAAGTTCTGGAGAATAATTGCGTGTTTGTTCAGGGGTGTATGAAGCACGCTGCATCATCCCATCAATCTGAGCACGAGCAGTGTTCTTAATCTCTGGATCAAGATCAGAGTTATCAATGGCAGTGTTAACTGCATCCATATTCACAGGACCAGCAGCACGAACAGTTTCTACATTATTGGAGAATTCCTGAACCTGTGCAGCTTCCCTACGTGAATTGATTTCAGCACCCTTAGCCATGATAGCACGGACAGGAGCCATTGCAGTATTAGCTGCAAGGCTTGGAGCCTGAACCATACCAGCAGAACCAAAGCCACCAATTGCACCGAGAGCAGTCTGTTCACCCACACCTTCAAGCATATCCTGATTTGGATCAACCACATCACGGATAGCACGATTCTGAGCCAACTGACCTGAAGTTGATTGAGTAGCTTCTTCAAGAGTCTCACCCAGAATAGCTTTGACTGAATTGCGGACTGAACCACGAAGAGCAAGTGGAGCACGTTCAAGGTTAGTCATGCCGGGAATTAGACCAATCCCAGCAGCAACAGTTCCCTGAATAGCAGCAGCTTCCAGACCAGCCTTATTAGCTAGTTCCAGCTTCTGTTCTTCAGTGAGATCAGTTCTATCTGCCATTCTTTCCATAGCAGCCTGAACAGTCTGATCGTAAGCACCACCAGCTTCCTGTGTGCCTACACCTAGTGAACCAGCAGCAGCATTAACAACCCTACCAGCTAGGACAGATTCACCACGGCCAGCAGCTTTCAGGATACCCTGACCAACCTTACTGAAGCCCTTAATCATTGGACCACCAATAAAGAGTGAACCAACACCCTGAGCAACAACGTCTGATGTAAGCGCACCATCATCCAGATAACGTGCAGCAGCATCATAGGCATCTCTGCCCATACGCTCTAGCGAGTTAATCTCACCTCTTTCCTGTGCAGCCTTATTATCTGCTTGAGTATTTTGGAGATCGGCACCAGCAGCACGTCTACGCTGATTGAGTGCATCACTCTGGAATGAGTTAGCCCATTCACCAAACTTAGCATTTGCCAACGCATCTCTTGCAGCAGTCTCTGGAGCAAATGGGGCTTCGATCAAATTTGCAATTGAATGGATACCAGATGCAAATGCAGTGGGCACACCAATAGCAGCATCCCCAACTACATCACCAAAACCACGCTGGGATGACTCATCACCACGATAACGCTCTCTAGCATTTTCTAGCCGTGACAGATCACCAACAATCCCCGAACCATACTTACCGATTAGATCAAAGGTTCCCATGGTTCTAAGGTCACGTTCGTAACCTTCCATGGAATTGCCAGTGCCATTACTTTGAGCAGAAGCAATACGGTAAAGAGCATCATCATTTACAGATGCTTGAGCAGCCATAGTCTGCTTCTTCTGTGCAGTGGCATTAGCAACACCTGTTTGCTTAGCCTTAGACAGATACTCATTCATAATGGTGGAAGAGGGGTTTGCCATACACAATACCTTTAGGTGATTTTGACCTCACATAGCATAAAAAAGCCCTCCGTTAAGAGGGCTTTCTTATTTAGTCGAAGATACCAGTTACCGTATCTTTGAGCAATTGCCATCCATTGGATGCTCTTGGAGGCGGTGCAGTTTGCCTACGTCGATCAGCAGCATTACGCACAAAGTCATCAGTTGACTTAGGTGTTCCCTGAGTAGGTTTACCTGTTGAGGAACCAACAGGCTGAACACCGGGATTAGTCAAACCTGAATTCCTAACAGCAGCATTTGCAGCCTGTGAAGTTGCTAGTGCTTGGTTCTCACGATCATAATATGGTTTGAGATTGATGTTAGGTCTACGGCCTGATCTAACCTCATTCTCTGCATATTCACGTTGTGCTCTTGCCTGCTGATACTGTGCATCTGCAACAGATGCAGCTTGTTCCCCAGCATTTCTCTGAGCTTCCACAACAGCCACATTTGAAGCTTGAGGACTCTGCACAATATCCTTCAGACGATTATAGAGATTATCTCTATCTACCTGAAGTCCGCCTGATACAGCATCCGTGGCTCCAAAAAGATTACCTGTCCAATCCCAGATACGATCACCAAGTCTACGATCATAGGTTGAACCAGTCTTTAGAGCGGCACCAATGATTGCATCATTTGGAGCTTCCCAACCATTGGCAAGGAAACGGTTACGCATATCATTGAAGATATTCTCAACTGTTCCTCTGTCAGAGGCTCCAAGAGAAGTCATCACATCACTGATAACATCAGCACGATCCTTCTTTGAACCAGCATTCTCACGGAGAATTCTGGCACCAACTGAACCGCCCTGTTGTGCTCTTGCACGATCAGTGTCCACACTGTTTGCAATTCCCTGAAGCCCATTAGCAACAGGATCACCGGGACGAGTCAATTGACCATATGCAGCCGCAGCAGCAATACGCTGTTGACGATGCTGACCAGATGAACGCTCATAAAAACGGTCAATATATTCAGCAGCTTCTTCAGGTGACTTAGCATTCAAAATGGCATTGGCTTGCTGTTCCGTAATACCAGCAACCTTTCTACCTTCAGGAGTAGAAAGTTCCCACATCACATGTCTTGCCTGAACTTCAGGTGATGCTTTTGTTGGGTCAACACCATTACGCTGAATGAAAGCATCCCGTCTTCCATCCCTCCACTGGACAATACCACCAGCAGCACCACCGTCACCTTCTTTACCAGTCCAACCACCCTCAACGTGGGCATTACCTAGTAGACCAGCGACAACATTGTTACTGACACCAGCACTGGAGAAGACATCTGCATATGCTTTCTGTGGCGCTCCAAAAGCATAATTGGAACCACCAGCAGAAAATGAGCCAGATGCAGGAGCAGCAAATTCACCTCCGCCAGCACCACCTGTTCCACCACCCATAAGACGATTACGGGCAAGTGTATATTGTCTAGGGGTGAGATTACCCCGCATTCTCTCAAGTGCGGAGAATCTTTCTTCATCAGTCAATGAAGATTGGTCAATGGTGGATAGAGCGTCTGCTACCACAAATGCGTCATTACGATCTGCCTGACTGTTTGCAAATTCAGTTGAGCGAATATCATAATTTAGATTGCGATCCCTACGATTGTAGGAGTCATCAATAATTCCCATCAAATCCTTGGTAGGCAATGCAGCCAGAATTGGATTGGATGCAGCAGCTTGAGCAATCTTATCAGGTGTCATACCTGAACCATATAGTTTCAGGATTTCACCTCTGGCAGCTTCTCTTGCGCTATATTCCTGCTCACCACGATTAAACAGAGTAGCTCCCTGTTCTCTACCCTGTCTGGCACCAAGAATCTGTTCTTCAGTAAGATTCCTACGCTGAAGGGTATCCACCTGACGGTTCAGAGTATCCAAACCACGAAGAGTGAAATTAGGATTCTGAGCAGCTTCAGCAGCCATTGCCTGAATTGCAGCAGGATCATTGGAAGCCAAGGCTCTGCCCAAGACTTCCTTTACAGCATTATCCTCACGGATATTCTGAATATTCTCCACAGTCTTCTGACCACCGGAGAAAGCACGATTAAAGAATTCACCAGCATTGCTGATGCCCCCCTGAACTCCTGAGAAATCAGGGGCAGCAACGTTTCTCCAAGTTAGTGCAGCCATATTAATATTCCTTAGATTCTAGAGAAGTTCAGACGGTTCTTATCAATGTAACCCTGAGCTTGGGATGCAGACTGATCTTCAACAGCAGCCCTGCTTCTAGCCCTATCTTCCAAAGCAGTATTGTAGCTCTTAACCTGATTCTCAAGATTTGCGTTTGAGAATGCACGCTGTGTCTTAAACTGCTTCTTTGCTTGGCTCAGAGCTTGGAATCCGAGGAACATGTTACTGAGTGACTGTAGACCACCCAGAACAGCACCAACGGATTGCATCCCATTCATGCCACCGAAGAATCCACCACCCTGCCCACCAGAACCAACTGGAATAGTTGAGGAACCATTAGTGAGAACATCACTTGAGCCTCCCCAAAATCCACTTGTATCATACCCAAGGGTTGGAATTGCTTTTGATGTAATCTGTCCGGGGCTGAGCAGTGTTGACGCACCGAACCCATTGCCACCAGTGTAATCTAGACCCAGAGGGTTATCAGGAGTTGGTTGTCCCATTTCATAATCCTTTATATTGGGAGTTCAGTGCTGAGGGTTAAAGTCGAGAAATCAGTCAAGAGATTCTGGCTCATCTCTGCAATATCTGTCCCCGTCAAAAGTGTCCTAGCCAAAAACGTATCAGAGTTTTCCAATGCAAAGTTGTTTTGGACAAACTGCATTGGGTCAATCGTTGCATTACCATACAACCCTTGGTCAATATAGCTCTGTCGAATATCCTTCAGGTTAGACTGATACTCTTTCATGAGGTCAGCAGTCTTCTCCTGATAATCCATAATCTTCCCGCCGACATATGCCTGATAGGCATTGCCTACAGAGCTAGTCATCTTGAGAAGATTATCTGCCCTCATAAGGCTGTCCCAATTCAAAGCCATGGAACCATTGGGACCAAACATAGACCCAACATTCATGACAACGACAGCAGCAATAGCTGTGAGGATCAGACCAATCTTTGCACCAAAGATTCCGGTAGCAATCATACTCACTGCCTGCATGATGATTGCAGCAACGATTGCATTTGCAATGGCCCCAGCAATAGCAGCAGCTAGACCAGTCAAACCAATGGCTGATCCCACAGCAATATTAGTTCCAAGAATACCAAGTGAAGCACCACCAGTGGTTGGAGCCAAGGCAATGGAAACAGCAATCACTGCTACCACCAGAACAATCTTGAAGATGCCCCGCTGATACCATTTGATCTTCTTTACCTTGTAGCAATTAAATGCCAGCAAGATACATGCTGTTGCCATCTGGGTAGAATCCACCAGACTCATTTCCCTGAAAGTAGGGTAATGCAGTGGCACAATGAATTCTGACTCTTCTGGATCAGTCAGACCAAATGCAAAGTCAGTCTCGACAGATTTACCCTTATACACATAATTCTTATGAATCATGTTGATGATGGTCAGACGTTCATACGTATTGGCACTTGTCTGGTAATATCCACGGACAACATTGACCCGTGATTCATACTCACCCAGCTTACCTCTCTTAGCATACATATTGTAGAGAGTGTCCTCGAACCCAATCTGCTGGAACCAAACCTCCCCAACTTTTACATTAGGCTTAGCCTCACCAGTGAATTCCTCATGCTCAATAGCAGCCCATGAGATTTCCATATTGAATTCTGAACCATAGTCACCTGTAGTAGCTACCCGCATTAGATTGCTGGGCAGATAGCTATAGTCAGGAATCGTCGGTTCAGGAGTGCCAAAGTCTGGATCAGACTCATTGCTCTGAGCAGCTTTCCAATCTAGCCATGCTTGCATTGCTGCCTCAAATCCGGTCTTCTTGGTTTCCCAAGTGACATAATCAGATTGGTCAGCAAACTGAGATTCGGACAGCTTCTGGAAGAATCTGAACATGTATTTCCGACATGCGTTCTCAATGACATTGGCCTGAACACCAAAGACAACCATGGTGTAGTCAATATCTTTCAGACTTTCATTCTCAGCTACCTTCTCAATCAGGGTATCAATATGATCCCCGACAGCACGCTTATAGGCTTTATCAGCTTGAGCAAATGCAGCGTCATAGGTTGGACCCATTTCGCTAATCATCTTATTGTCGATACGGACTGGAATGTGTGGGAAGAACTGAGTCCCACTCATGGCAGATTCATCAATCAAAGCATCCAGTGCAGCATTGCCTGAACCAATCTGATAAATGAAAATCTTAGCCGTAGACCAGCTACGGATATTCACACGTTGCGTGTCATCACGATACCAACGATCATTAACCAAAGTATCGGTATAAGTAGTTGTAGTAGTTGTCTTAGTGACACCACCCCCAATGTCTTCATTAACAACATCCACATCTTCTACGGCCACTACTTTCTTACCATCATTGGTATATCGCTCTGTTTTTACAGATGCAGTTTCATCACCAGTAGATGAGCTACCAGTGTATTCTTCTTTACGTAGATGACGCTCAATGAGGTCATAATTTGTATCTGTAGAACCAGTCTCATTGGGTCCAGATGAAGACGGAGGTGTGGCATCACTATAGGTGATATCAACCTTCTCATACGTCTTCAGCGTAACAGGAACATTGGTTGTGTTAGTAGATACCAAATCCCATCCAGACTCTGAAGGGAGTGGATCACTGTTTGTAGGTGTGCCTGTGACCACACTTTCATCTGCCAAATCTTCTGCCACAACATAATTGACGAAGATATAGTTCTGGTTCTGATTATATCCCACTGGAGCAAAAGACACTGTAGAAGCATCTGGACGAGTGATAACGATCTGAGAAGTTGTATCGTCATAGTCAATTTTAAATTCCGTGTCGATCAGGTCTGGCTCATTCTGGAGAATCCACTGATCTGCCCACCATGAGAAATCACCCCCACCAACATGAGACTCCTGCACCAGAATGGTAGCGCTAGGGTCTTCAGGAAGCTGAGGGATAACTAGATCATTATCTAGTGAGAGTGAGCCGTAGAGGACACCAGTAGGCAGCCCTACATGATTATAGTTACCGGGCTTAGTTACCCATTTGAACCAACGGCGTAATTTCATGCCGGGTCCATAGAGGTAGTTCTGATTGATCAAATCCCCCCAGCTTGCTGGCTGGGGGGCTAAGACATTGTTGATAATCATGTCTTTGAGGTAGTTACGTCTCTCTAGCTCATCCCCCGCCATATTATAGACGGAGGTGGCTACGAAAATCTTCTTCTTAGACGAAAACAAACCCATCGACTTAATCCGCAATCATTGTTCCGAAACCGTTGTTAGAGATCAGCTTCGCCAGAATCAAATCGAGATTGTCATTCTCGAAGCCCTCTGGTGGGAGCAGACCTTCATCAATGGTCTTCTGTGTGATCCAAGCATCAATGAACATCTTTGCAGCCTTCACTTCACTATCACGCTGATAGCTGGTGATCTGCTGTTCATAGAGTGCCTTCTGTTTACCAAGCAGACCAGTAATGACAGTGGTGCCGTCAGTTCTGGTATCCATGGTTTGCGCTCTGGTTGACTCAACCTGTTCACTAACCAGTTCAAGCTGCTTAGGCAGAACATAGGTAACATTATAAATCTTACCGTCAGTATCTGCTTCAACACCTGCAACCTGTGCCGTCAGTAGCTCAAGATTCTTAGGCAGAATGTTGGCCAGATTGTAAGTCTTGGTATCGTTATCCAGACCAATGCCCAGAATCTCAGCCTGAAGCTGAAGGACATTCTGATCCAAAACCAGACCACGCTTACTTTCATTGACGATCTGTGCAGTGACCATATCAGTCTGTGCCACAACCCCTGCCATCTGTGCAGGAAGCATGGTGTTCAGATTGTAAGTCTTTGTATTATTATCAATACCAAGACCTGTAGCACGCAGCAGATTGAGATCATGCTCATCATCCAGAATGATACCCTGCTTACCAAGATTCGTAGTCTGAGCCTCTGTCTGAGCCAGTTCAGCAGGAAGCATATCCGAAAGCTGATAACCCTTAATGGCAGTGTCAGATTCAACATTTGCAGTCTGAGCCACGATGCCCAAACCTTGCTTGGTCAGATTATCAGTCTGAACTGTAAGCTGTGCAGCCTGCTTAGGCAGAATCTCATCTAGATTATATGTTGCAGTATCATTCTGAATACCCTGTCCGGTATTATCCAGAACCTGCCCAGCAATCTGTTCAGTCAGCATCTGAGACTGGAGTGGGAGAATCGTATCAAGATTATACTGACGAGTTGATTTTTCAATCTCATTCAGTTCACCTTGCTGAATCTTCAGGCAGTAATCTTCATCAGCGATAGCCAACTGAATCTTCTTATTGGCATAATCAATAACTGACATTTCAGCCTGCATACGGACAACTTCATACTGAAGCATTGAAGTCCGTAGTGTGACCTTAGCATTGATTGCAGCAATAGCAGCTTCTCTAGCCTGAAGCTGTAGAAGGATTGCCTGCCAGTTAGCCTGATCTTTACCCAGAAGATACTGAACAGCAGTTCCCAGAGCAGCAACTGTGCTCTGGGTATATGCTTCTGAGAATTCCCGACCAGTGATTCGGCCATCTTCAAATTCACCACGAAGGTGATGTTTGATTGAAGCCATCAGCTTATCGAATGTGCCATCACCGTTGATTAGTCCAGTGGTTAGGTCTTCATCCTTCAGCTTCTCAATTGGCTCATACAATTCCCCCGTTGTAGGGGGAAATTGCAAATCTGGATCATCCCAATCCAGTTCAGGGAAATCAAATGATGCGTCTGCTTTGAGGGCATCATACAATCTCTTGGCTGTTACTTCAGCACCACAACTCATGACGCATCATCCTTATTAAGTGTTGGTTGGTTCAATTGAACCGGCAGCAGCCTGAGCCAGTGCCAAATCCTTCAGTTCTTTCTCACTCAGGGGAGGCAGAACTTCGATAGCAAATTCCTTCACATACTTGGTTTCAGGAATTGCAGCACCAGTCCGAGGATTGGTCTTGGTGCGGACATGAAGATATTCCTTTTCCTTCAGCGCTTCATAGATGCAGTGAGGAACATGATAGCCTTCTTGGGAGGCTTCATTGTATGGGACATACTTTGTGACAGTGCCGATATAGCGATTTGCCACAGTGAAGAATTCACCAAACAGAGAACCCTTGGCAGGGTTCATATTCGTAATACGAATACGGACCAGCTTCATTGCTTCGAGGTAAACCTTGTTACGAATGTCGGCAACTGAGTTGCCACCTTCATCCGTCTCTGGCTCAGCCTTGGTAGTCTTATTACCATTCATCACAGCTTCGATCTTCTCACGAAGAGCATCGACCTTGATGTTGTTTGAGAACGTGATGTTCATCTTACGAGCACGTTCTTTGAGAACAGTCAGTTCATCCTTTGCTTCAGCAGCAGGGATAACTTCCATTTCGGCATCACTCTGATCTAGAGCATTTGGTTCAAGATTCATGATAACACACCTTTATGTAGGGAATAAAAAAAGGGAGGAGGAAGTTAATCCCCCTCCCTCTTTTGTGGAGTTAGCACCATCTATTAGATGGGTGCAACAGTCTTGATCAGACCGATACGTTCTGGACGCTTGGCAAGGAAGCCATAGAACCAAGAGATAGAACTGAAACCAGTCTTACCGTATGGATCATTGCGATCAGCAGTTTCACGACCGGGCATCTTGGTCAGGACGTTCATCTTCGCTGACTTACCATCGGTCTGGAAACCGATAGTGGCAAAGCTGTCCTCACCCACAACGACCATTGGATAGACGTTGTAACGATTACCGTTACCGACATTCGATGCACGATAACCGGGATTGGTGCCTACAGTTGCACCGACACCAGCCCAATGCAGCATTTCAGGAACCTGAATCAGACGGAAGCTGTCAATGCAGCCAATCTCACCATTCAGAGCGGTGCCAGCATCAGTGTAGTGCTGGACTGCAATGAAGGCAGGATTACCGAATGAGTCCTGCATCTTCTTCAGCATTGGGACCAGTTCGGAACCAACAAACATGATACGAGCAGCAGGAATGGTGCGGGTATCAGTGTAGAGCGAACCGCTGATAACAGTGGTCTGCATTGGGGTCCGGTTATCAGTCAGAATCTGATCCAGACGAACCAGATCATCATGATCCACGATTGAAGGAGTTGCACCTTCAGCAGTCACAGTGCCGTTTGAGGTAGCTGCACCAGCAAACACGGTAACACCAGCAGCGGCCAGAATATCACGCTGTAGAACAGCTTCTGAAATCTGAACGGCTGAGTTCACCAGTTCACGGCTCAGATGGCTCATAAGCTCAGGGTCTGAATCGAACATCAGCGAATCCTTAGTGAATTCATAGAATTCACCGAATTCAACTAGCGAACCTTCACGCTGGATACGAGTAAAGCCAACACGGTTCACTCGACCGCCACCTTCCTGAAGGACAGGGAGCTTGGCAGTAATGGTGCCGATATCCTTGCTTGAGCCATACAGATTACCATTGGCAATGGTAGCACCAGCAGCATCAATACCCTGATCGTTGACGTTGCGGTCATCGAGAATGGGAACATACTCATAGAGCTTCATGGTCTTACCATAGTTCTTTGGCATATTCTCAGTGCGAGCCAGAGGCGTGAAGAACTGAAGCTTACGAGCAGTGATGATGCTCTTACGCAGCCAGTGGTAGCTGTTCATCTGATCCGAGCTATTGCCGGGAGCATTGTCGATGGTGGACTTAGCACCATCAATAGGGGCGTTATAATTTAGCATGAATTACGATCCTTATGCTTTGAATGTCTTCAAGAATTCATCATCTGAAAGCTTGGAGAAATCGACTACAGGAGCCTTGGCTCCATTGGTTCTGGTTGGACTTGCGGCTTTAGCCTTATCACCATTAGCGGCTGTTGGCTTAGGGGCTGCAACAGTAGTGGCTACTACTGGTTTAGGTTCAACAACCACATTGGGCTGCTCTGTCACCTTCTTAGCTGCCAATTCTGCTTCAGCCATTTCCTTACCTACAGTTTCGTAAGCAGCGATAAATGGAGCGTTAACTGGGATTTGACCCATGGTCTTGCGTCGATCAACTTCAGCAACAATGAGATCGTAAACACCGCTCTCTTTTTGTTCGTGAATAATTGATAGAACGCTTGGGTTTTCCCAGATGAAGTCTTGGCTAGTCTGATCCCAACCACTAACAGCTTTGATCGTCTCATGCCCGTTGGTCGAAGTAGATACTTCCTCAACAGCGGCTCTGAACGCAAATTCCTCGTTAGAGAGTTGATGATTAGCACTTACATAGTTTGATTTTTCATTTGGATCAATATCCATTGGTTCAATACCAGACTCTTGAACCAACTTTTTAATTGCCTCTGGATTCTTCTCGTGAAGATCAATCAGATAGGACAACTTTTCTTCATCCAGAAGACCGTGCTTTTCTAGGAGCATAATGGTCTTACGGGCTGGCTGAAGTTCCTGCATCTTACGGGTGTAGTTAGCACCCATCTGCATAAGCTGAATTGCTTCATCGGCATCCTTTGCCTGAAGCATTTTACCATTCGCTTTGAATGGAGCCAGAATCTTATCATGGAAAGCCTGAAGATCAGTAGGTGATTTAGCCTCTGGTTTAGGCTGTTCTTCCTGCTTAGGGGCTTCTTCCCCTTCCTTCAGAGCATTAGGTTCTTCAACCTTTGGCTGCTGCTGAGGCTGTTCTTCAGTCTGAACCTGTTCATCAGGAGTAGGTGCTTCTTCACCTTCAACCTTCTCTTCAGGCTGTTCTTCCGCCTGTTCCTGAGATTCCTCAGTAGGCGTCTGAACTTCAGTCTGGGTTTCGACTTCCTCAGTCTGTTCCTCTGCTGGAGCCTGCTGTGAAGATTCTTCCGTCTGAGTAGACTCTTCCACCGCTGATGGAAGAGCCTTTAGGAAGTCCTCATCAGACATGCTCGAAAGAGTATCCGAGGTCTGCTGGGTCATACCACTCATTTAATTAATTCCCTTCCTGACGAGTCCATTCAATTTCATCTTTGACCTTCTGGAGATCACCGGGGGTCCGATCCAGTAGCTGACCCTGAATCTGGAACCAAAGCTTCAGACTTGCTGCTGCCTTTGCCATTTCCAGACCTTCAGCACGAGCATCGTCACTGAGATTGGAATCAACATATCGGCCAAGATAAGCCAGTGCTTCCTGTTCACAGAACAGCTTCTGAACCACGTCCTGAAAATCGGGATTTGCGAAAAGACGATCAAACTTGTCCTTATACGCAAGACGCTCTTCAAGACCACGCTTCTGCATTTCTAGTTCAATTAGTCGGGACATCTTAAATACTCATATTTGGGTTAGACGCTGGATCAAGGCTTGGCTGATAGAACCTACTATAGATGCTAAACCTTGGATCACTTTCTGCTTGTTGGTCCCTTTCAAAACTGTTGTCAACACGATCAGGGATACCATCGTTACTTAGACGCTTACTTAGTTCGTTGAAACCAACAGCAGCATCAATGTCAGGCTTGGCTTCACCTTCCTTCTTTGGAGTAGTGAGAGCCTTAGTAACCTGTAGATTCTGATTACCTTCGCTCTGAGCTTTCTGCTTCTGCATGTTTCTGGCATGAGTTGTGCCAGTTTCCTGCTCAACATAATCAAGATCAGTCTTATCAGCCTGAGCTTCTGCCTGACGAGCTTTAGCCCTATTCAGTTCAATCTGTGACTGGAGTTCTTCATTCTCCAGTTCAGCCTTCTGAATAGCCAGTTCTTCTAGACGCTGTTGTGCAGGTGAAGGCTGTGGCTCAAATGTCTTAATCGTATAAGCCAAGGCAGGCATACGCTTCAGTTCAGCAATTTCAGACAGAATGATCTTGGTCATACCAAAGTCCATTGAGTTACCAATGGTCTGAAGCATGAAGCTCAAATCTTGAGACTTCTGATTATCGACTTCTGCCGTGGAGATATCCACTTCAAGATCAAACTGACCCTGAATCTCTTCACGTTTGATTACAGCAAACTGAGTATTGGTTACACGAATCACTTCCTGTTCAGACAGGAAATCGGCATTCATCGAAATGATTGCCTGACCCAATTCAGTAACGCCTTTAGCAAGCCTACGGAGAATCGCCATTTCCCGCTTGGAAGCAGCATCCAGAACACCACGAATACCGGCAGCAACTTCACCATAAGCTTCACCTGACATACCTCCACCAAAGCTCTTCACACCAGTCAGTGCTTCAGCTTCTTGGTTCTGAGAGTTCAGCATAATCATAGCTGACTGAGGTAGTTCAGGGTATTTATGCTCAATAATATGGGAAGTAGGATTCATGCTGGGATTAAATTCATAATCCTCACCACGATCATACCGATTGCGATTCATAGGGTCCAATAGACCCTTAGCCAAACCAATCTGGCTATTGGCAGATCGACCCAAGAGATCAATGATACCGCGAGTTAGGGCACCCTGAATCTTCTGGTTATCTTCTAGGAGTTCGGCATCTGGTTCACCGTATAGCTCACGCTTAACGGGGAGGTAGGGAACCACGATGAAAGGAAGCTTCTTATTTGAGAAGGGACTTTCTTCCAGTCGAATGATGGTGTCACCAATCCACGTAGCGACAATGGGAACAAGTTCACCGTTACCGTGAATGTCGTAGAATCCCCAATATTCATACGCCACGACTTTCTTACGCAAGTCGTCTTTGAACTCGAAGACATTTGGTGTCTGGGTTTCATATTCAGCATCCGAAATTGGAGTGTTGGTAGACCAGTTGACCTTATCAAGATTCTTGTAGGTTTCTGGATTCTTCAGCAATTCAGCCTTGTTGGTTTCAAAAGCAACAACCGTAAACAGTGCTTTATTCATGTCCCCATTGCAGGTGGGATCAAGATACACATTCTTAGGATTGAGCACTTCAACAGTAGGCTCATTCTGTAGAATCTTCTCTACATCAATTTCCTGCACACCATTCTGGACAGCAACAGTAGGCTGCTGAGTCTGATCAAAATAATCGACAGCAGCTTTCAGTTCAGGAGGAACCTGATCTTCATATCCTCTGGGATTCTCTTCGCGAAGTTGGAGTGCCTGCTGTAGAGCCTGTGCCTCTTCTTCCGTAGTCATTGCAAAATGCTGGAAGGTAGGAACTGTTTCCTTAACAGTCGTGACATTACGGAGCCAACCATACCGAAGAATGGCAGTCCCTTCATCGACCGTAGAACGGACGAAATCGTCAATGAATTTGACACGATTCAGCTTTACTCTGAACTGATGGTTCAGAAGTAGCTCATTCTGCTTTGCTGCCTCTTCGTCTTCCCATGTAACTGGAGAAACCTTGAACAGCTTATTTGAACCAAGGAATGGTTCAGTCAGTGCAGAGTAACGCCATTCAGCCTGACGACGAATGAGCTTTGGCTGCACCTGAGAGCGATTCTTTGGTGCATTAGGTTTAGCCCTACCACGAACGAACATAAGATCGTTCCAGTGGTCAATCTTCACCATCTGCTTATTGTGAGTATCTTTCGACACATCGAAATCACTCTTCAGGTCCAACAGAGAGGGTTCATTCTCCCACTCTGTCAGCTTCTGAGATTGACTCTCTGTTGGTCGAAACCCTGATGATTCTGGTTCAGCCACCGGGTAGTTCCTCCTTCTTTGCCTTAGCAATCTGTCTATCCTTTAGGGCGATAGAACCAGCAGTGGTCAAAACACAAGCACCCAATCCTGATGGGTAGGCTAAACAGAATTCAGTGAGAGTTACTGTAATCTTATCGAGCCAGATCAGGAGAGGGACTGTGACAATATATGTGATGGTTCCAAGCGCACCGAGAGTTCGCTGAATTTCATAATCACCATCAGCACTTTTCAGTGCGCCTAGAAGCTTATTCATTTTGCAAGCATAGCCTTCTTCAGAGGTTCGAGAATATCGACCGTCTTAGCACTGCTCCAATTAGGAGTATAGCTTGGCTTCTTCACACTGAAGACAGTGGCACGGAAATCCGTAGTCCAACGTCCATCGAAGAAGAGTGAAGCCTCCAGCTTACGACGCTTAGTGAGAGAACCACCATTAAGATAGTGAGTCTCTAGAAATTCCCGTGCTTCCTTACGCTTCCCAGCTTTAACCAGCTTAACCCAATCCGTCTTTAGGATTGCACCAGTATTATAGTGGAATGAGAGAGCAGCACCGAATTCAGCTTCAGTGAGATTGTAACCCTGAAAAGCCTTGAGGACATCAGGAACATAGACAGTTCTCAGGAGCCAGAGATAAATTTCAAGCACACGCTGAATCGTCTGGGGATTATCCTTATACCGTCCAACCTTATGGCCAGAGGCATCAGTTACACCGATCCCCCAAGTTAGCCTTGGGGGATTGGCATTATCGTAATAACTTTCCAGAACGATGGCCTCATGCTCAATGAGTTCTGCTGCCACCTTCACAGTTAGTAGATCGGTCATGATGGATTGTATCCTAACATATGCAAAATGAATCCTCTTGATGTAGCAATGGCACCGATTACTGCACCAGCAATTGCCCACACCCATTTACCCAACTTACCTGCGCCATTCACTTCATGCTTCATTCTGGTGAATTCAGCTAGAGTTGGTTTAGCCTCAGACATGCTGCTTTCTACGTTAGCAAGACGACCATTCAAAACAGCCAATGAACCTTTGATGGTTTCATTCCAGACGTATTGCTCTCTCCTACGCTCCTTAGCTTCAGCTAAATCAGCGAGGATGATTTCCATTCGTTCTTCCATACGCGCAAGCTGCACTTCTACAGATGTGGTCACAACACTTCTCCTTAACCATTTTCCAGTGCTGTGAGTCGAGCTTTAATAGCAACGAGTTCCTCAGCAAATGCTTTAAGGGTTAGTGCTTCAACACCGTCCAGATAACCAAATCCAGTGATCGAGACATATTCAATGCCAACAGCATTGTCAGTGTCGATATAGATTGAGGCTCTCCTTGCCCCTTCAGTTGATGGGACAAAGTAGACAGTAATTTGGAATGACTGTCCGGGACGTAGGACAGCAGGAGCATTGTTGGAGATATTGATATCCCCAGCTTTCCTGATGGCCTTAATCTTGATGGGACGATTACCAGTATTGGATACCGTCACATACTTTGCCCCGGAATTATGCCCCACCACTAAAGTGTCGAATTCCAACACTTGGGGTGAGGCTTCCAGAGTTTTACGAGGGATCACATCCATTATAGCCCCTCCCTAAAGACAATGCTCCAGAGGAAGGTAGCACCAACAAAAGCAGCACTAGCTGCTGGATCAACAGTGATTTCCAGAGCATCATTCACGATACGGATTTTGAAGTATCCGCTATCGGGAGTGTAGAGATCACCAGTCGTGGTCTTAATCTGGACAGTGAAGTAGCTGATATCAGCAACCTGAATATCCGCTGGAAGAGGGACAATCATCACACCACTCGAAGGAACCAGTGACATATTAATCACACGTTCCTTACGGATGTTCTGAAGTGTCTCCTGAATAGTATCCAGATTCTGAGCCACATAGAGAATCTCAGCGAGATTCATGGCAACAAGTTTTACTACATCATATGCTGAACCAATCATCTTATCGACCAGAATGGCCTTATTGGAACCAAAGGGATTAAACGAAGACGAATAGTGGTTCATACCCAACCTCTCTGATGAAACTTAGTGTTAGTGGACGAAGAGCTTGTATTGACTAGATCACGGTCAATGGCTTCAGCACAGATACCTTCAAAGACTGACATCTGCTCTTGAGACTTAACCATATTCTCCTGACCATTCATATCCCCATAGATTTTACCGGCCACATATGAGGTCAGTGCTTTCATGAGGACAGGAGGCAACTCCACTTCAGCTTCACACATGTCATCGACATGGAGAACTGGATGGGATGCCTGATAGGTAACAGAGAGAGATTCACCAGCAATTGGACTAGGAACCTGAACCATCTGAGGTTGAGGAGTCCTGATATTCCAACATACATCAGGATCATTGATTGCAGCAGGACCACGGTAATTGGAGGTTACTCCAAGAACCTTGATAACATCCTCTATGAAAGGATTCTCTTCTGTATCAATGATATACTGAAGTAGATCACCCTGAGACTTAGTGTGCTCAATCTTCAAATAATATTGGGTGACATTCTCGTAGCACTCAAGGAGAAGTTCATTCTCCTTAATCACAAATCGAGAATAGAGACGCATTAGTGCATCGTTAATATGAGTAACGATTACAGGCTGCTTCTCTTCAATGATACCTCCCCCCTTAGCCATGGAGAGATTCTGTAGTTCCCCATGAGCCAAGAGAGTAAACACATCTTCCAGAATCATACTTAATTCCTTAAACGATGTAGGAAGAGAGTGCAGCGGATTCAGAATCCATTCTCGCCCTATCCCAAACAGATAATTCATGTGGAGTGGCCGGAGCAGATTCTGAAGGCTTCCATGGATTCAAATACGCTAATTGGGAGATTGTATCAATACAATCGTCCTTGCCCTTCAATGCACTAAAGGTGGCTAGACGGATTTGTCCAAGGAACATTCCCATAATCTCAGAGGCTTTCATTTCCTCTGGCCAATAGAACTTCTTTGCCTTGAACCATGGAACCACGAGATTGAATCGTGCCAGCTTAGACACCAGTGGACGAATACCGGGTTCACCTGACTTTGCTGAAGATGCAAAGTTAAACCAAATGTTTCGGATAATCATCTCTCTCTGGAGCCATTGGATAAAACCACCCTGTTGACCAGTGATTTCAACACCAACCTGTTGAGGATGGTATTGGCTCACCAATCTAAATAGATGGTCAACACTCTTATCCATAGTCATTCGCTGGCAGACACCATCCACCCAGAACCAGTCACCATTAGCTGAGTATGCCCACACAGAGATAACTGAGTAGTCAGCACTCTGCTTCTCTGAAGTGGCAAAGTCAGTGGTGATATAGAAATTGAAGTTGCCTTCATTCCTCAGAAGATTCCCACGATCATAGTATTGAATCTCCCCTTCCTGAACCAACCGTTCCTCTTCAGAGGTAATACGCAGCATAAATTCCTGCATGAATGCAGCAACTTCGCCGTTACCTACAGCTAGTTCATACTGTTCCATCAGCTTTTCGTGCGTGAAACGATCAGGCCATGCACCCCTGAACTCTTCTTCAGAGCAAGGGAATTTCTCACACACAGGCCAGACGTTCACATTCCAAACACCTGATTCCACAGCAGAAATGATAATATCCTGCTTATTGAAAGGAGTCCCGTTGAAGATCACCTTTCTCTTTGTTGGATCAAGTGCTGGATTTAGACCACGATAAACAGTGTTACGAATTGCCTGCATTGAAGCCTGACTGTTCGCATCACCATCACCGATCAAGTCATCGAGCACAGCGACAGTTGGACGCTTACCGAAAATCTTGGTGCCTCGAAGACCAGTCTTCGCACCAAAGAGTCGAAGCCCCAGCTTATGACCATTCTTATTTTTGAAGACAATGTATGGATCGGTGAATTCAATCTCCATCCATTCCTTCAGGAAATCAGACTGCTCATATCTATGCTCAAGGTTTTTACGGAGAGACTTAACACCGTTTTCCATTGAGTCAGAAATATAGATAGCACCCTCGACCTTACCCAGATGAGGAAGCTCTTCTCTGAATGCTAGGAATGGGAAGAAGTATTCCCCAAACACTGTAGTCTTAGCTGCACCACGGAAACATAGATTCACCAGATATGAAACAGGATCAGCCAGCTTATCCATCATAGCAAGGTGCATTGGGGGAGTCTTATTAGCTTCCCCCTCGTTACCATTGACCAGCTTAATGAAGTTCATGAACTCCAAAGCTAACTCAGATGGAATATAGTCTGTGCTATTCAGATGCTCATAACTAACTTGATCCAGCCATTCATCTAGCTCTTGTTTAATCAGCGCCATTCTCAATTACCTCCGATTCCTTTGGAAAGAGTGGAGTAGCGGCAATATCCCTTGCCGTGGTTCCATTCTCGATTGCTCCACGTTGTGCCTGAGCCAAGAGAAGAATCTGTTCCTTCATGGCATTCAGTCCAGTGTCACGCATATCAATCTGAACCAAGGGAGCCGTATCCTTTGGCTTAGCCAGATGAGTCAGCAGTGAATTGGCTGCGTCACTTCTCACCTTATCCGAGCCAGAGTTCCTCATCAGATCAACCTGCGTGAGAATAGCCTCTTGGAAATAGGGCTGATTCAAAACCCACATAGGAACAAGAGTTTGCTCCATAATCTGGTTGACCAGCTTGCCCTTATTGTAGGCATGGACGAATGAGCTTATTTCTTTCGGAGTTTTACCGTTCGCTACCATTGACTGATAGCGCTGAGGGAATGTCCGAGCATACGCCTCATTGTTGGTATAGTTCATCAGCTTGAACGTGGCATAGGTGACAGCTTCCATATATTGTTTGGTGCTGTGCTTACCTTCCTTCATCACTGAAGCATACGAGACAAAGTTGTTTCGGATTTGCTCTGCAATGAGAGGATCACCAGAGATATTGTTGATATAATCAGCAATTTCCTGCGTAGCCACTGATTTCAAATTTGCTGGCAAGGCCAGTGCAACTTCTTCACTTGTAATCACTTCAGTATCCCGTCATACACGATTGGTTCGATGTGGTTGGGTTCATCGACAGATTGTGGGGGACAGGGTTTTCTGCCTTTTACCTGTCCCCCTTAAACCCTAATTCAAAATCAGATCAGCATCAGGCTCATACTCTTTGAAGTATTGCTGTAATGCCTCCGGTTTTCTCCAAAACAAATTTGTCCCACTAGGCGTGAAACTCCAGCGCTTGGTTTCAGGATTCTCTTTCCAAGAACCGCCTACCCAACCATCCTTGGCATACTGAGATTCATCAGAGAATGTGGGATGATTAGGTTTCTTATAGGTGTCGGGAAGATGTCCGTTGGATGCTTCCTTCTCTTGATTGAGAAAAGCACCTCTCAGATCGTAATCTCTTAGATCACCTAAACGATTAGCTTTAGCTGCCCACTCCTGAAAAGCTTTTTCCTTCTCAGGAGAGAGGGGAGTATTATAATCGTTCGACAGATCATATGGGTCTTGCGAAGCCATACCTACCTCACTGATTCTTCTCATATCGTAGAATACGACGCTGAAGTGTCCCATGGTATCGAGCCATGAGAGAACACTGTGCTTCCATGTCTGCCTGTTCCTCGTCTTCGAGTTGCTGGAAGGTATCGGTAGCGATAAATTTCTTGAGTGCTTCGAGCTTTGTATAAAGCTCAGCAGCTTCCTGCTTTACACGATCCATGAAATGCACTGGATTATTCTGCACTAGAGTCTTGCCTAGCACATATTCTTCAAGCTGCTTAGCTTCGCTCAAAAGCTGAGGCATGTGCTTATCTGGGTGCATTACTTCATGAAAGCAGCGTAAGCGAATCTGTTCGATTGAGTCAGTCATATTCAAGCCCTCCTTTTGTGGCTTGACATTTTTAGACTCAAGATTACCTTAAAGCAAGGTTGTAAAGTGTTCGTCGGTTAGCCCAGCAGACAGGTGGCTTTGTAACAGTCTGCAAATGGAGCCAAGGGTGTTAGGTCTTTCTTACTCTGGTGATCCATAACATACTCGCGGAACTTGCCATGGTCCGCTCCTTTCGGAGAATCCCCCCACTTAGAAATAGGTGGGGGGATTTTTCGTTACTGAGTAATTGAAAGATGATCGACGGTGATAACCGCCTTCTTACCCACAATCTTATTGAAGTTGGCACCAAACCCAACCTGATTAGGACGATTGGCAAGGAATGAAGTGACGTCAGCGGTCGCCACATCCAACCAGTTCTTACCATCCATCGACACATAGTAAGTCAGGGTCGAGCCAACACAGGCAACGCGGAACCACATAGGAGCACCGCCCTTGTTGTTAAACGAGTCACCAGTTGCGCCACCATATGCAGTCAGTGAATTGAAATTCACATTGGCATAAGTGTTGCTCTCGTTGGTCACTGACATTGTAGCCAGTCGCCCACCTACGCTATCACGCAGAACCAAGGGAAGAATCTTGGTATAGTCCTGCCCATCAGCAAAGGTCAGTGCATGGACTCGAATATCCCAATCCGCAGCAGGATTTGGAATAGGCTTCACTGCAATACGAGATACGTCGCCTGCACCACCAACAATTGGACCTGACTTAATCATCAGACCAACATCGGCATCATCCGTAAGAGTCAGACTGTTTGCGTCACCACTCAGTAGAGTGAAGTCAGCAGCCACAGGTGGATTCCAATACCAAGGAGTAGAGCTACCCCCACCACCACTTGGGGCATGGGTTTCAATCGCTTCCTTCAATCGTGCAGCGGTAATAACACGAGGTGTGGTAGCAGTCCCTGCCGCTGCCTCAGCCTGAGACATAGCAGTATAACTGGTTCCATCTGCACCATCAACGCCTCGCGCCCTACCAGCATTAAGGGTTGAGTTATCAGACAGAGTGATAATCAGATCACCATTGGCATCAATGGCCGCGCCGGTAACACTGACGCCATCACCACCCCCGCCTCCACCGGAGCCACCAGCAATAGCAGTATCAACGATATCCTGTAGGGTTACTGGCCCCTTAAAACCAACCAAGGTGTATTTGCGCTGCAATGCGTTCAATACGCTCATATCTTTTACTCCATTAATGAATATAGGTTGTCCATCAAGGAGCCTACAGAAAGGACATATAATGAAAATCTCGAACTCTGGAAAGACTATCACCATCCGTATGCCTGATGGAATGATCGGTCATAGATTCACTATCACTTATACACTTAATAATGTTGCGATACTACAACGAGTCATTGAAGGAGGTCACTTGGTTCATGGAACCAACTGCATGACCATCAATGCCAAGCACTATCCCGGCTGGCCTGTCCACGGACAAATAGATGTTCCTGAAACATGGGAAGCTATTGGAAGTAAAGTCCGTTTCTCAATCCCTGATGGTCCACTCCCACCAGTGAAGATCATCAATCGGAAGAGGAAGAAACTCTCCGCTGAAAGAGAAGATGAAATCCGTCAGCACGCAGCAGACAGTGGTATCCTCATGAAGAATTGGGCTAACCCTGCTCCCACCCTCATTGAGCCAACGGAAGAAGTGATGTTCCGCTTCAAAAACCGTGACTACTTCTTCAATGTCCCGGTGGAGGAACTCATTGATCTTGCGATTGATTGGGGTTCTCGTGGATTCTCTGCTCGATAAAACCGTTAATCGAAAATTTCGATCACACTAATCGAAAAAATCACTTAGACATGGGGGGTTGACAAGGTGTATCAAAACCGGACCAACCCTCCCTACCATTGTTTGCCCATAATCTAATGTTTCACATTCTCTCCAGCAGTTTGTGATTACATCACACATGTGCTTACGAGATATAAATGGAACCCCCTTGTTGCCTCTGGTCAACCCCGTGTTCCCTTAAACCCTCCCCCTAACCTTGAATAGGACTGAGCCATGAGACAGGGACCAATATATTCTCAATGGATTCATAGAAATGAGAGGGATGAAATCACCTTACCTCTCCCATTAGAATTTGAAGAAGAGTGGAAAGACTTCCAATTCGTTGATTGGAAAGACAACGGAGACGGGACATATACACTCATTCCACGTAACACAACATAAATACGGTTATAGAGATAGTCATAATTATATTGTATTTTATACTGAATTTTTTGATAATTATGTTCCAATGTAATATAACACTGGTGAACACCGGGGTAATGTAAACATACCCCCCCGGTTAACACTTATTAACACCAGTAGTGGCCCCCTTATGTATTGGCCTTCGGCCATATGGGTAATGATGCCCATTATAAGGACTAACCATGGCTACTATCACTCAGACTGCTGGCTCTATCTTCAACACTGTTGTTAAGGTAGCTGATACTGCTACTCTGTCTGTTGATGCACTCAACTCAGTTGTAACTGCTTGGCATGACAACGCTAACCTGTATAAGGTAGAGACCCAGAAGAATAACAAGATTGCCTTAAAGAAGCTCGACAAGAAGCTTGCTCGTGAGGCTGCCCTTGCAGACTTTAAGGCGCGCAAGGAAATCGAGAATATGATGACCGATGAAGCTGATGCTGAATTGTTCAATTCGCTTCTGGCAGAATATACGGAAATCTTGGAGAAATAAGAAGGATGCGGGGAGAAATCCCCGCATTTTTAGTTGATAGAAGAATTCGATTCCATCCGAAGGATGGGATCAGAAAATTCTACTTTTCTCTACTTTCCATAAGAAGAAAATAACAGTCGGAGCGAAGCGTAGACGTTGCGAAACGCAGTTTCGTGACAATCTTCGATTGTATGGAAAATTTAGTATCTGGAGGAAAATTCCATGTCCTATCAGTCGCAGACGAAATTGAGCGCAGCGAAATTTCATGTAAAAGTAAAATTCCCCAATTGCGTGAAAGTTTATATTCATAAGAATGTTGACGCAGCAATTCGTCAGGGAAAATACTGGCGAGATGATCGTGGTTTTGAAACCAAGATTGTCCGAGCATAAATATGAAAACTCGTGAGGAAACTCTGCTGGATGCAGAATATATGGTTTTCCATATCAAAGAACGTATGGAAACCTCAACTCATCCTCGAACCAAGAAGGCTTGGCTCAATAAACTCATTGTTGCTGAAGACAATGTGGTCAAACTCAAGCTTGAACTGGCTCAATCCAATGAGCGTATCTTCGCTCTTGGTCGGTTCATGCTCTCTCAAATCAAACATTAATTCAATAGCCTTGGGTAGAAATATCCAAGGTTATTATAACTAATGGAGAAAGAACCATGAAAGCATATAACTGCGGGCTTTGTCAGCAGAAGATATATGATGAAGCTACGGATCATTCCGAAGATTGCTCCATCCCTGATGAGAACATGTATGAGCCAACCGATATCGAGATGTCGGATTGGTTGTCTAAAATGGAAAACCCGGAGAACTAATCCAATGAGAGATGGTGAAGCTGTAATCATCCATGATGATGGTTCATGGGAACCATACGATGAATTAGTCCAATTCGACTTGTTCGATAAAAACTGGACTGTCTATGTCATCGGTAGTGATGATTGGTGGAAACTCGAAGCTGGTCTTCGATATGATATAAGGACATTCAACCATGGTTGAAGAACTTTTATCAAACCTATTACTAGCTTTAGATGCTTCTCAGAGAGAAATTCGCACAGGCAGACAACATCCAGACGGCTCAAGTGATAATATAACGGGCCTTATGGTAATGACTCCTGAACTTTCTGAAGCATGGGAAGCTGCTCACTTATATTTCATTAATAAGGACAAGTAATCATGGCTAAGTTCATTTTCATCATCTTCAATGTGCTCTGCGCATTCATGATCGCCATCCAGACCGATGAGTATAATCATCAACTGATGTATCAATTCAAGGGTCTGCTCTATGTGGCATTTGCACAGTGCATGGCTGCTGCTGGTGCATTTGCACTCATGATCCATGAATATCTGTCGAGTAAAGACTAATGGGCTGGACTCGTAGAGCCAACCCTAAGTGGAAGCGTAAGGCAATGCGTCAACGCTATCCATCTGAAGTCATGTGTGGCGTTAATTACGACAGGCATGGCACAGTCAAAGCTAACAACTGGGAATATGACTGGACTAAATCTCGCTCCAAGATGGTGCGATATTCCAGTCGTGTCCGCAGACAAGCTGCCAAGCTCCAAATCAAGTTCGCCCTCTATGAAGATATGATGGGCGATATCGAGGAATATTATGACGACCTCGATTGGTATGACGATGAGCCAATGGAACTACCTGATTGGTGGTATGGTGCAGAGGATGACTATGAGTATCCTCAAGATGATTATGATGAAGGCTTGCACTTCAATGATTATCTATATGATGTGGATTATTACTACGATGATGGTCCATATTACAACCCAATCGACAACTTCGAGCATGAAGATCATCGCTGCTATTCAGCAGAAATGGATCGCTACATGAATGCACCTATTGGCAAGTCTCTTGCTGATATCCTCCAAGAAATAAAGGATAACCGCTAATGTTGCTGTATCAATCCGAGCGTATGCGTGATGAACTCGCACAGCCTAGCCCTTTCAACTTCGCTTATATGGGTCCAATTGATCTTACGCTGTATGTCTATTCTCCAGATTTGCTGGAGATTGGAGAGCCTATCTGGCGTGTGGGACAAGGTGGAGCCACGAAGGTTCTAGAGCCTGAATATCTCGGTGTAGTCCACTTGTTGGACCATTCTTGCGAAACATTCGGCAAACCTAAGTTCCGACCATACAAAGACTTCTTCGTATCGAAGGAGTTCTTGGGAGGAAGTAAAGGCTCCAGATATCATAGCAATTCATATCTGGATTCGCATGTAAAGCCTCAAACCTACAACAACTGGTATCTCTCACATAGTGAGAGTGATGCTCATACAATCTATCGTGAACTCATGTCACGGTGGAATGCTGAATATGAACAGTATCGTCAGGAAAGGATGAAATACTGATGTTCGACTATCTCAAATCATTCATCCAGCGTAACCTACTCAATGAGCGGGTTACTGTCCATGTTGATCGTGGTGCTCCTAACACTCCGATCAATTATCAGCGGGATTATTATCTCCGTCATATCTTCAATCAACCACACACTGCTGAAGAAATACTTCGAGTATTGCCCAAGGGTGTGAGCTTGTATCGCATCCGTGCAAAGCGTGGTCAGCTTTGGGACCGTGGTGTCCTTGAGTTCAAATCCATGGGCAGGACAGGAGCCAAGAATCGTGAAATCCTTCGTAAACTCTATAATGAGCACAATCAAACGATCCGTATCAAGGGCAGGTAAACTCTATTACAGCAAAGCTGAAGCACATGCTGAAGCTGAACGTCTCAACAAGCTCTACGATGAACCGGCATTCCTCTACATACCTGTATTGGTTCGGGATGTCCGTTGGAGCATCTTAAAGGAACGAATCGCATGACTATTCCAGCACCAGATATTTCATATGTTGTGCGGTCAAAGAAGGGGACAGATGTATGTATTTCTAATGATATTGAGTTAGCCACCAAACGGCTACACAAATTACGCTCTCAAGGTTCTAATGTAACCTTGCACAAGCGGACTATTACCTACGAATTGTTAGAGTAATTCGTTTGGTTTAACGGCCTTCGGCCGTTTGGGGTTGTATGTAAGTGAGTTACTCACAGCCCCTTTCAACATCAAGAGAAGTCAAAAGAAGGAAATATATCATGGCAGTTGAACTCCCCATCCGTTTCGGCAACCGTTCGTCGGCTCCTGCTGCTCAGGCAGAAGATCGTGAACCCAGCCAGTTCTGGCTGAATGTCGGTGTCGAAACCGAAGACGAAGAATATCCGTTCCTGTCGGTGCCTATGGGCATTCCGCTGGATTCGGTCCAGCCGCTCAAGGTGAGTGGCAAGAACGAAAAGTTCAAGCAGTTCCGTGCTGCTCAGAACGATCTGCTGTCGCAGATCATGGAGATCGCTCAGTCGCTGAAGCCCGGCGAAGATGCGGTGATCAACCTCAAGGCTCAGGTCCGTCGCATTGACGACGCTCAGCCGCAGACCGTCAGTGAAGGCAACGTCTTCGCTGTCAAGCTCAAGTAACCAACATAGGGAACCATGGGATTCAGTCTCATGGTTCCCATATTTTTTCATCATAGGATAGATCAAAATGGCAAAGAATAAGCAGAACGCTGGTGTTGTTGAGCGTAGCGATAGCAATAAGCAGACCACCAAGGATGAAACCAAGGTGTATCAGGATGAAGTGAAGCGCCTGACTGGCACACTCTCAGTTCCCTCTGTTCTCTACAAGGGTAAGCTGATCGAGAGTGCAAACCTCGGTGATCGTCAGTTCCTGACCTCAACTCTGTCCTAAAAGTTGAACTCATACCCCAAAAACTAAGTAGGAGATTTTGGGTCAACTGACTCAATAATTACCCAAAGGAGTTTGGGGTATGAACAGGCGTAGATATTGGCGTCATCTTCCTTTCATCCATGACGCACAAGAGATTCAAGAACCACGAATTCAATTGGCAGTGATCTGTCTAAATTACAATTTTGGCCTGCACTGGATCAGGGATCATTTTATTATATGTGATAGCACATCTAATAACACAATGTTTGTAAGTCCTAACTTTGATCCAATGGTTGAGTGGGAGGTTACAATTGTAACTGAACCACATAGATTACGTGGTTATAAATATACTCACTTCGTGCTATTGCAGGAAGAAGAGATCAAAGAACTCAACAAATGGGAGTTCTTCGAGGGCATACATCGTCTGATGTATCAGAAAAAACCTGAAATAAGTCCAACAGAACAGAATCATCATCTGGAATACACTGACCCTGACTATCAAAGGATAAGGGCAGAGAGCAGACAGTTAGAATATTCCCGTGCAGTTCATAGCTACAAGGAATTTCTCGAATGGTAATACTCGTAGAATGTAAGGGAAACAAAGTCACTGGCCTCCAATACAATATGGATGAAGGCCCACTGTCCATGACTGCCTCTGGCATCAAGCTAGGACAGAAGGGAACCAATTGTGGTGGAGGACATGACTACACCATCCGTCGATATGCTGATCAGGTAGATGAATATTCCATCTGGCTCGAACAGCAGATTAAAGAGGAAAATCTCGAAGTCATGCTTGAGCTAGAGAAAATCTTTGAAATGTCTCAAGACGTTTCAGGGGTTGTTCTCGTCACCTCATGTATGCCTGATCCTTGGATCACACATGCTCATGCTTGCATGAGAATCATTGAGGGAATTGCCAATGGCACTGACCACTGATTACGATCCAGAACCTGATGGGTGTTTCACCTTCTTGGCTCTCGTCGCATTCTTCTCTTTAGCATATTGGATAGGCTAATGTCTGATGAACCAGTGC